ATGAGATTTATATTCCTCTTTATCAGCGCAATTTCTATTCCATGTTATGCAGCGTCAGAAGCAATGCAACTTCATTACTGCGAAACTGTTAAAAAAGCAGCAAGTGGAGTGATGGATGCTAGACAACATGAGGTGCCAGCTAAAGAGTTGCATGACATAGCGAATCATCTTGAAGAGGAACAAGCCAAACAAATTTATCAAGAGCTTATCAAATCTGCATATTCTTCAAAATTATTTGAAGACCCTCTCATCAAGTCAAAAGCTGTCGAAAATTTCCAAACGACTTGGCATGAACAATGTTTAGCAAAAGATTTAGCTAAAAATATATGAGGGCGTTAGTGGGAAAATGTGAGGATAGATTATTCAGTCAAAAAACTTAATGAAACTAGGACTGCTATTCCATAAATCTGGTGATTTAAGAAAAGTTAGACAGTTTGCTGAGAAGTACAAAGCTTAAGCTGGTTTATATAGACAGCATATTCTTGAATAAGGCGCATAAGAAGGTGACGCAACGACCGGAGAAGACTTAAATGCTGACGTGCGATACTTAACTGCGAACACGCGACGTAATACAACGCGCTTGTTGACACCTTGTATGACTATTCTATTGACAGCGACGCTACGATTCTGTATTGACACGCCTGTCATTAGTAAATATGATGACCATAACAGACTATCACGGACTATAACGGACCGTAACAGACTGACTATCGAAAGCGGCTTCTAAGGATGTCGCTTTATTTGTCACATAAGTAAATAGGAAAAGTTATGAAAAGATTAAACCACTTTGTTGAAAACTTCTCAGCTATGGTTTTATCTGAGGGCTGGGATCTGTAATAATGTTTAAATTAACCGAAAGCAGAGTTGCTGTCTTAATTGCAATCTCTGCTTTTTTTATGATTCTAATTCCTAAAGTACCTATCTTTATTGACTTTGCTAATTTCAATGGGTGGCAAAGATCTGATGTCTTTGTGTTTATTCAAACAATAGTAATTGCGATTTCTGCTGTAATTGCTTTCATGACAATTAATGCGTCCAAAAAGACAGCTAAGGAAAGAGCAACCTTAGATATAATTATTGATGACTATCGAGACACAAATTTATTCGAAGCAAAAACAGATATATATGATTTCATTGATAACACTGTCGAGTATAAGCTGCGGAATCCAGATGTTTCTAAGGATGCTTTAGCTGAAATTTGTCGTTCACATGATTCCGATTTGAAAGAAGGCGATAAAAGATTAAAAAAGAACCTCATGTTGGTTCTTAATAGAAATGAGTTCTATTCCAGTGCCATTAATACAGGCTTGTTGGATGAGATTTTATTCAAAAGGGTTCATTGTGCGAATATTATAAAATTATGGGATAAGCTTTATCCAACAGTTAACCAAATAAGACAAGTAGCGAAAAAAGATACTTTGTTTATGGACTTGGAAATATTGGCTGCGAGATGGAAAGCTAATCCGTTAAAAACAGATGATATTAAGTGACCACCTTAGGGTGGTTTTTTATTGCACCATTATTAACCACTTGCTAAATTACCCCTAAACATAGGGGTATTTTATGGAACAAAAAGTTTTAGGGACTTTATTCGGTATTGAATTACATAATCCAGTAATTAGATCTGAAATTAGATCACTTATTAAAGCAAAAAATGAATATGCGAATAAAAAAGCAACTGAGGAAAATTTAACATTCCAACAGGCACTACTAGATGCTGGAGATATAGTTGATGAATTTCTAGGAGCTCTTAATGAAGAGGACAGCAAAAAGTTTGTTGACTTGTATACAGAAGAGTTACTTGCTGCCCAAGATGAAAGTTTAGATCTGAAGAAAATTGAGAACCCCTCAGAGGCTGAAAGCTACCATCTACAAGCACAATTTATATTTAATGAGCTTTCAGCAAATTTAAAAGTTTATGGTTCGAATTCAGTTTTAAGAGGAGCGAATCCAGCTAATGTAGGCCTAGCTTTAGAATATATTGATCGCAGCTTAGAACTTGAACCTGAAAACCCTATATATCTAAATTTAAAAGGGCTACTTATTTGGAATGGCTTAGGCGATAAAGGATTAGCAAAGCCATTTATTGAAAAAGCTGCAAAACTTGATCCAAGAAATATTACCATTCAACATAATCTTAAATCTTTGCAAGATCCTAATGGGTGCTTTATTGCTACAGCCGCATTTGGAACTCCATTAGCATATGAAGTAAATGAGTTAAGATATTGGCGTGATACTTCTTTAACTAATCATTTATTAGGCAAGTTAATAATCCAGTTTTATTATAAGGTTAGTCCACCAATTGCGAAGCTTATCAAAAAAAGCCAGATTACAAGGTCGTTCATTAGGCTATTATTGAAGCCAGTCATTAGATATGTTTCAAAAGTAAATAAATCTAAGACTATTAATTAAAATTAGAAATGTGGATAAATTCATGAAAAAGATAATTGTGTTGAGCTTTGCTATTTCCTTAAGTGGCTGTGTTACTTCAGTAACTCAAATGATGAATAATAAATAGAGTAATAGTGTAGATGGCTAAACAAAGAAGGCTTCTTAAAACTCCACCAGAAAAATTGCATGAACTTCTAAAAATGCAAAAAATTATTGATGAAGAAATCATAATGGAACTGAGTGCGGATCGGACAACAGCATCCTACAGGACAAGGGTGGTTATGGATGAACTGATGACAACTATCCCTGGATTGGAGTTGAAACTAATATCCAACAGAAGCCCAAATGGATTCGTCTATCACAGTTTTTCTTTAATATTTAACGTTATCAACCATTCAGATGTTTTTGCGCAGCTTGAGATTGAACCAAGCGACAAGTTGAGCCATCGTAATGAAGATGGTTCAGAAATTTATGGTGCTCATTGGTATATAATTGGAGAAACGACCAAAGTTAAGGATGATGAATCTTTCGATTGGTATAATTGGTTTAAAGAATTTAGAGTTAAGACCAATTTAACTATCTTTGGTCAGTGTTATCAACCATTTGAAGGAGAGCTTATATGAGTAATGTTGCTAGCATTATCCAGTCATTGGGCTCTGAGTGCTTTGATAAAGACAAGGAGTGGCTGGGAGTAACTACACCACACTTTTTTGCTGATGGTAGACCTTCAACCTATTATATTAAGACCTCAAAAGATCGTGTTTGGATTCGTGATGTTGGTTTAAACATGAGAATGTTTGCAGATAATTTGCCAATGCCAGACAAGGCAAGGGAAATTATTAAACGTCAAATCAATCAAACTTCAGACAGTATTTTATTTAATGGAACTGAATTGCAGATTGAGGCTTCTATCGCGGAACTCAAACCAGCGATAAGTGCTATGCTTGGCCTATTATCTCGAATTACATCATATTGCCCTAGTTCTTCTGAGGAACAATCTTTTGATGAGGTTGTGACTAAGATTAAAGGCTTCTTATTTTTGCAATATGGAAGCATCTTGGAGCAAAATATTGATGTACTTGGTGCCTCTGGAGCTAAACATCATTTTGCTTTTAAAGCAGGATCAAAATTTATTGATGTGTGTGAGCCAACCTCCGAAAATACAGGGAAGCTACTGAGAAAAGGTTTAGACCTATCCAATTTTGTGGAAAATTTATCATTACAAGTTTTTATGGATGATAGAGAAAAGAGTAAAGTTTTTAAAAGAGAAGCGGAGATATTATCAAATCTGTACGCTGTAACGCCGATCAGTAGAGTTTTGAACCTAACCTCCTAACAAACCGAAACATATACTATAAATACCCTCAAGTAGGAGGGTATTTTTATGAAAAAGCTTACTTTTTTAGGAATAATTATTTTAAGTTTAGCTGGGTGACTGCAGAAATTGTAGCTATAGGTGCTGTACTTTATGCTTTCACAGACTTCAGTAGGAGGTATATTTAGGAGTATGAGCTCATTAAAAATAGGAGTGATAAAGCGAACTACTGAATAGCTTCTTCTCAAAATAAATTTGCTGTACCTATTGCAGAAAAGGAATATCCTACTTATCAGGGCAGGATGCCAGCTTACGAATACCAATTTAAGCTTTTAGATATAGATGATAAGGGAGCTTCCTTAAAACCCAAAGCTATTGTTGTTGATAATAATATATTTAATAAATAATTTAGGTTAAGTAGTTATGAAAAATTCAACACTACAAAATTTGTGGGAACTAATATGAAAAAGCTTTTATTTTTAGCTATATCTACATTTATTTCTACCCAAACTTTTGCTAATGAGCCACTCACAACTGATAAAATAGTTGAGAAATGCTCAGGGTTTGCTGAGGTGGCGGAATCTGCAGTACAAGCTAGGCAAAAAGGCATCCCTGCTGCACATATGTACAAATCACTAATCAATAAGGATAAAAATACACAAGCCATATTAAAACTTGCGCTTGAAGGGGCATACAAAACACCTTTGGGAAGATCAAAGGAAGAAAAAGAAACTATAATTCTTGAATACACAAATGAAACTTTTAACGATTGTATGAAATTTCTTACTGAATATAGTGGGAAATAGAAGTTATAAAATGAGATTAAAGCACCCTAAGGTGCTTTAGCCAACCGAGTTACTGCGGCTTGAATAATATCAGGTAAAAGCTCTTTTTTAGGACCTTCACGGTCAGCAATAATTTTTACAATATTCTCACTAGTTAAAATCCAACAATCATTTGGAATGAATTGGATCTGAGGTTTTCCATCAAAATGATTAATAGTTAAAAACATCCTTTGAGAGTGCATTATTCTAGTAATTATTGCTCTTACAATCTCTTCTTCAGGATAATTTGGCTTTTCTGGCACGTCACCACCTAACCGGGTGATCTGATCATGTAAACTCCAATAATAAGTCATGATTTGATTTTGAGTTTCCTTCTCAAGTAAATCAAAAGAAGAAGGGGTATTAGTTTGGATAGATACCTCATTTGTTCCTGTTGAGTATGCTGTTGGTGCACCACACTTAGGACATGCATAAGCAAGATTGCTAAATTTTTTCTCACATTCTTTACAGTTGATTAAAGTCATTTCTCTTTCTCTAAATTGGTTTTTAGAGTCTATAAACTTACTTTGTAATAGTTACAGGTTGATTTTCTTCGTTATACCAAAATAATTTTAAATATGAGTTATTAAGATCCATTCGATAAGAAACAGTCGGGCGTAACTTATTTTAGCTAACCATTAGACAATAAAAAAACCACCTAATTCTTTCGAATTAAGTGGTTTTTAAATTTTGGAGCGGGAAACGAGACTCGAACTCGCGACCCCAACCTTGGCAAGGTTATAATAAATATTAAATAACAATAGGTTATGTTTTAATGGTGCCGAAGTGGTGTCGAATAATTTTTTACAAATTTTTTAGGGCTTCGGTTATTATTTTAGCAAAATTTTAAAGACCGCTTAATTGAAAATGCAAAAAATTACTTTTTATTTAATATCGCTACTTCTCGTATTTTTTATATGTTTAGGCCTATCTATTGTAATTAAAGATTTTTATAAAATAGAGGGTGATTACCTATCAGCTTTTTCTACTCTAGTAGCAGCAGGAACAGCATTCTTTTTAGTAGCAGATTGGAAAGAACAATCCTTACTAAATATTTTTCTCCAAACATCAAGTAGAGTAACAATTTTATGTGATGATTTATTTGACTCATATGATAATTTCTATAATTTTCTTTATGACATGAAAGATAATGATCTTGATGAAATTCAACAAAATAACTTTAGAGTGCAAAGCAAAATTTTCATGAATACTATTGAAAATCTTTTGTTAGAAATGGATCGACAAAAGATTCTATTAAAAAAAATTAAAAACAGAAGAGTTGAGTATTCAAAGTACTATCAAAATTTATTAAATTTTGATAGTGAACTTATGGCCTTAGTTAAGAAATTAGATAAAACAAAATATGACTATCAACAGCATAAAAAGGTAATAAATATTTATAAAGTTTTAACTTATGACAACCTTAGATTTCGTGAAATTATTTTAGATTATAAATATTTAATTAAAGATGACTCCAATCATGTGATTTCGGACTTATTAAGTTAATTAAAGGCGCATATAGCGCCTTTTTTAGTTCTTCCGTCTCGACTGCCGCTGCTGCCTTTGAATATTCAGGTTTTCAAGGATGGGTATAACTTCATTCGGATCGTAAAGATGCTTACCATCAGTACCTTTATTGAATGGTCGAAGCTCATCAATAATCAATTTACGAGACAGGCTATAGCGTTCCATTAACCATGCTGCAGTAACACGGTTCGGTATTTCCTCAGCTTTCATTTCAATGACTTTCCCAACATTAGGAATGATTTCATGAATGAACACCTGAGGCGGTTTTTCTGCTTCAACAACGACTATATATTTTCCCATACCTTATACCTATCTAATTACCCCTAAATACTGCAATGTTCTCAAGAGTGACCGCAGAGGGTCAGCAATACAGTCACTCATGTAGAACATCGCAGCTCTAAAATTGTTTTACTTTCTCCAAGTCGCTTCTTTAAATTTCGCCTCATCCACCAAGCTATCGATTTGAGACGGGTTCACATTGTCGTAGTAATGATTCATCAAGTTGCCGAACACAATCAGTGTTCGTGCTGAGGATGAGTAACGGAAGCTCATATAAATTCCTCCATGGCTTCAAAGGCATTTTTACGGGCAGAAGCCTGATTCTTGAGTAAAGAGATATGAGCATCTTTAATCAGCTCATTGCTCTGCATGACACGTTGCTTGGCGTGGAGGGCAGAGGTCGCTTCAATACGACCCCTTAGAGTGCCATTGCCATGTAGTTTGGCAACATACCTAAAGATATAGGTACTTAAGCGCTCCATCCCTCCATGTCCTTTTTTGCCTTACATGCCTTCACAATCTGGCTTTCAAAGCTCGTACCTTTGAAGCGTTTATAAATCGTGGCCAGATCTGCTTCATTCTGTGTATGTTGAATGGCTTGCAGCGCTTGCTGGAATTCAGCCGTAAGTTGTTGGGCTGCGTTCGGCGGTTGCTGTTGGTTTTGTGGTGTTTGCTGCTGTTGAGACTGAGCTGTCTTTTCTTCCTCAGGTAAGTCTTCACCAGCATAGATATATAAACCTAAACCGTGTACGGCAATCCCTTTAACCAGACATCGCATCATGGCCTTGTTGATGTCAAAGGCATTCGGTTTAGCAATCGCTTTATTTCGATAGTCCATCACAGGTAAAAACATGTACATGGTTTTACCGAATACGGTGACATCACAATGGACCATCATAGATCCGTCTGGAAAATTCATCGGATCACGGAAAGCCCAGTTTGCTTGTGGATCTATGCGCATTAGTTTGTCCACGGCCCAAGCCCAAGACAGATATGACATGTTGTTTTTCTTTTCGATATGTCCTGATACGCTAATCGCTGCTAACTGTTCAAAGTGGTTAGCACTTTCATTGTTTAAAACGGTTGGATTAATTGCTGCATTCATTTTTCTTATCCTTATTTTGAACCAGTAAAGCCGCGCTTCTTATAAGCTTTGCGGTCATACGAAGGGATGTTGTTAAGTTCTAGGGCAATCGCTAAAGCTTTTTTGCGCTGGAAGCTAATCTCACTCATTAAGGCTGTATAAACCTTAGGGCGCTTTGCTTTAAATTCTTCGACATTTAAAGGTGTCTTTTCTTCACCTTTTACTGTGTACAGCACACTACCGTTAGCATTAGCTGCATAAACAGTCCAGCCGATACGTACAGAGTAGAGACCAGTTAAGCGGTCAAGGCCGATATAAGCTTTAACACCATCTGGATGTGGTTTGAATTGAGCATTCATGATTAGCCTCCCATCATCCAAGATGCAGCGGCTACAGAAATCACCCAAAGGATGAATGAAAGGGCAATAAACTTAATAAAGTCGATTGCGTTGGCTTTAATGGTGGCGAAACGAGAAGGACGCTGTTCTTCTACAGTTGGGTGTTGATATAAGCGTGCAGTCGTTTGACTCTGGATAGTGTTTTGTTTCATACTTATCTCGTAAAGTTTGCAAAGCTCACTGGGGTTCGAAGATCAGTGGGCTTTTTTTATTGTTTATAAGGTAAAGAATACTTTACATATTTAATTATGTAAAGCGAGATTTACAAAATATTGTAAATTAAACTATGCAATATGATTTAATAGACAAAAGAAAACCCACCGTGGTGGTGGGGTGAAAGGAGTTTATTGGGATGTATGGAGAAGACAAATATGGTAAGCGCGTTGAAATTACTGCCAGGTCATCACTGGTAGGACGCTCATTTCATTCAATTACTATCGAGTGTGTGGAGGACTTAAAGATTCTACCGAGAATTCAAGGGCTCTTGATGTGGAGGCACAATCAACAAAAGTCAAATAAGTCTGTAATATTCAATATTCCTGCTTTTAGTCCGAGTGCTTTTTTCAAGAAGTATTCTGACAAAATTAAATCTACTATAAAGACTAGCGGAAATTTGTGCGAAGCCAATCCAACAAAGGAACCAATTCCAACTCAGCTCCATGGTGATCCATTGCACGAAAAAAAACACTATAAACAGGAACTACTGGGGATTGCTGAACGGTTCCCTCGCGAATTTCCCAAACAAACTCCCTTTGATAAAATTCAGCAAAATCCTCACCCATGATGGGACGAAGGTAATCGAGAAACATTTCATCAATTTTATATATAGAGAAAGATGAGTGATTGATATTAGGTCTAAAACAAAATTCAATATACCCAATATAACAATCGTCTTTCTCACTTTTATCGAAGAGAAACCCAGTTGTCATAAATTTGGTTGATTCGGTGTTTAATTTATATACAGCCTCTTTAATTCTTGGTAATTTTTCGAATTCTGTTATTAAATCTATTTTGTCTGGGTGTTCAACTAAGTTAAAGCCACCATTATTTGAAGCCCCATCCTCAAAGTTACTTCCATACGGAAAATTTTTCCAAGAACCATCAACTCTTTTTACTGCCATTTCAATTTCTTACCTTTAGTAATTTGTGTGTTTTAAAGTACCGTGTCGGGTCACGGCTTTATTATCCAGCGTACAAAAAAATGATTTAGGCTGTTTATACAACAGAATATTTTTCTAAAAACTCATCTATCCATTCTTGTGCTACCTCAAGATTGGTTATATCTGTTAACTTTAGATTAGTACCTTCTGCTTCGTTAAAACCTTCAATAATAGCTTCAAAGATATTCGCTTCACTGATGACCTCGCGTGCCATTTCCGCAGCGTCATAGCTCTGCTTGGCTTTTTTAAGGGAGGTTATTTGTTTATCAATTGCTGCACCAATTTTTCCTAATGCTGATTTGAATTCTTGACGATTGATCGTTAGCGCAGTTTTTGATTTATTAAGTGTTGCGATCATTATGTTCTCTTTTTTAAGAAATTTTAATTACACAGCTCGCTAAAACTGGCGAGCAGATCAGTAAGTTGCGCCGGGTCCACAGTTTTAAGAATTTTTGGGTCTTGATCTTCTTTTAGCTCTGTATGTATATCGCATGCAGTCAACTACTTGGCCTACAAAATGACAATGCTCATCCAAAGGAATGATATTTGGTTCAAATTTAGGATTTAATGCTTGTAGGAAGCGTGAGCCATCAGTCTCAATAACAAGTTTTTTAAAAGTTGCATCTTCAAATCTTCGAACTACCACCATATCGCCAGATTGCATGTCACTGTAGTAAACATCTGGATCAACAAGAATGTAATCACCCTCCAAAAAATCTGGTTGATTACTAACACCTTGGACTTTTAGATAAAAACAATTAGTACATTCTTCAGGAAGAGGAATCCACTCTTCAACTTGGGATAGATCTACAGATTGCACATTAGTAAAGGTTCCAGCCTGAACCCATGAAAGAACGGGGGCTAAGGTTGCTACTTTTTTGGAGATATTGTTATCAATTTTTGTAGCATCCATTTTGTTGCTTTGGCCAGCAAGCCAATCTTTTGATACACCTAAAAACTCAGCAGCTTTTACTAGATTTGAACCTTCAAGTTCTTGTGTTGGTCCATTAACCCATAAACCGACATTGGCTCTGCTAACGCCAGCAAATCTAGCTAAATCAGTATTCTTGAATCTTTTACCTGTTTCAGACTCATAGTGTTTTATAGCTAAAGACATTCGCTCTTGAAGAGTGCTCATAGTGTAAATCTCATGGCTATTGCCATAAACAAAATGTAAAGAAATCTTAACTTTTTGATTGCAAAGCTTGCTAAACATTTATTGGTAAAGTAGACTTGACAAAGTAAAGTTTAATTAGGAATTTATATGCGAATTGAGATGAGAACATCCGATGTTTTGGCTCGGTTCAACGCGCCAAAAATCGCAAAAATATTAAAAATTAGCCGTCAAGCAGTTTATCAGTGGGGAGAGTATGTCCCAGAAGCTGCTGCTTTTAAATTGCTTGAACAAGAGCCAACACTACCAGTTAAGAGGGTTGTATGAGTCTCGAAAAAGAAGATCTTCGTTTGAAAATGCTCCCTGACATGATGGAGAGACTTCGTCTTATTGCTGACGTTCGGGGTAATGATTATGCACATCAAGCTATCGTCCTATTAGAAAAAGCAATCATGGGTGATTATCACGAAGTTAGCTTAATGCTTGAAAGAGCTAATAAAAATAGGAAGAAAAGGGAGAGTTTGGGAATACTTGGTCGGGTTGGGGTAAATCCAGAATCACAAATCCTAGAAATAAAAAAAGCCTGATGGTCGAGATCAGGCTTTTCAATTCATCAATACGGAAACCAATGAATATGCAAACTAATTTATCAAATCAAACGTCTGAAGACAATCTGCAAGAGCAGAATCGTCATCAAATTATTCAATCTTGGTATGAGCCAGCACTTAGAACTTTAGAAGGATTGCTTGAAGTACGTAAGCAGAATTTGCGAGACCAAAAACGTGATGAAAATAATGCAGCAGTAAAACGTGATGAGTTTATGCATGCACTTTCTGTGCAGCACAGAATGCCAATTTTCCATGCTGGTCAAATCATCTCAAGTTTATACCGGGCTAAACGGATCCGCTATTTGGATAGCACTTTCATTCAGTTGAATGAAGAGGAGGATTAATGAGCTTAGATGCAACAGTTTGGGCTTGGAAAACCCGTCAAAAACAAAAGGCGGGTGGTGCATTAAAGCCACTTAAAAAATTAGTCCTTCTTTCACTGGCCGATCGAGCTGGCGAAACACATGAATGTTATCCAAGTATTGCACGTTTAGTTGAAGACACTGAGATGGACCGTAAGACCGTTTTAAAAATCATTGATGAGTTAATTGAAGACGGATTTATTATCGATACTGGTAAACGCGAAGGTAGAACTAAGCAGGTAAAAGTTTATCTTTTGATCGGAGTTAAGGGCCGAGAAACAGTACCAACAACGGTACACTTTGACACTGAAAATGACGAAATAAACAGTCCCACCAATGGAACAGTTCCAATAACGGAACAGTTCCAACAATTCCATGAAAGAGTCCCAACAATTCCGTTAAACAGTCCCAACGTTGGGACACGGAATCTTTCAAAGAATCTATCAATAGAATCTAAAAATAAAAAAACATGGTTGAGTTTAAAAAAACTTGGTGAAGAAATTCTTTTGGCAACTGATCAGGAAACTTACGAGCAGATCAAAAATGCGACTTGGTTCGATCGTGAGTTACGAGCATTTGAACTCTACAACGCCGAGAAGAGTCTTTGTGATGAACTCATGCTTTACCACTTTGCAGATTGGTTAATCAACGCATGTGGAAAATACCAGTCACGTGAGCAAGCTAAAAACCAAAATACTGGAACACAGGTTCGAGTCCCGCAGGGGGAGTCAAACACCTTCAGTTCAAAACAGATTTACTCATTCGCTCAAAAACTTTCTGTTCATCCAGAGTTTGCAAGCAAATACGCTGAAGGTAACGAGAGCTATGAACAACTTGCAGCGCGTATCGCAGTGAAGCTTGCAGATCCTGAGCAACAACAAAAATTAATGCCATACCTCATTCAAGTTGGTTTCACTGGAAAGGGGGCGGCATGACATCAATGAGCGTTGCTGAATACCGTGAATTATTTCCTATTCAGAAAAAAAAGCGCCGTTCAGCAAAGCAAACACGTGAGCCAAGTGTAGGGGAGGTTTTGTTAGCAACTCATCTTAAAGCCTGCAAGATTGAATTTGAGCAGGAATATAAATTCCATCCAAAGCGTAAGTGGCGGGCGGATTTTTTAATTATGGGAAAAAAGATATTGGTGGAGGTCGAAGGTGGGATCTGGAGCGGAGGACGTCACACAAGGGGCAAAGGTTATTTAGGAGATATGGAGAAATACAACGAAGCGGCAATGATGGGGTTTACAGTTTTACGGTTCAGTACAGAGCAAGTTAAAGCGGGCGTGGCGATTAAACAAATTGAGCAATTGGTGGGATGAAAATGAATATGCCAGTACAACACATTTTACAAGCGGTCGATTGGTCTAAATATAGTTTTGAAGAGTGGTGTCGCCAGCTTGGAGCTTGGCTTAACGGTGATACCGAAACTATGGTCAAAATTGTTAAAACCATGCCAACAAAACGCGTCACTCAAAAACAACGTGAACAATTAATGGCTATGTATATGAGTGATGAAACTTTAAAAGATCGTTTGTGTACTCGCCGTAAGGGTACTTGCTGTCAGTTAAATGATAATGAAGCACGTGGGGTACATAGATTGTTTATTGATATGCAATTAATTGAAGACCAAATTTTACAAGATTGGATCTCAGCAATTTGGTCACATCATGTTATGGGGAATTCTTTAAGGGATATTGCTCAAAGTAACGATACTTCAGTTAATCAAATTAGACAGGATTTAAAATGTGGTCTTGCTTATATCAAAAGCCGTAATTCACACTTTGCATTTGAAACTTTTGAAAAAACCACTTGAGTGTGCGCACGGGGTGTGGCATATTCGTGCTATAGTGTTCGAAGTATAAGTAAAGCACTAGTATTAAAGCTCATCATTTGGTGGGCTTTTTTCTTTTAGATTTTTTAATGGTTCCAAGATCAAGATAGAGTAATAATTATTTAAAATATTCAATATTTTGAAGTTTTAATAACTATATTTTAGTGGTAAATTGCAAGAATATTGGAATTTGTAAAATATAATGAAATCATCAAAGACTGTTGAATATTTATGTACCTTTGACTCAAATTTAGGTATTTGTAGCTCAGTTACAAACTTTAAGTCACTATTAAGTGCATCAGAGTATATTTCTTTTGCAAGGCACAATATTTTATGGAAAGAAAAAGTATTCGGTTTTGAGGTATCCAAAGGCGCAATTTCAGGAGACGTTAATAGTAATTTTTATCATTTAATATTTACAAATTCCAATGATGAAGATCGAGATAGTTTTGATGAATTACTGAAAGCAGTAAGAACAATTTTAGCTAAAGTATCAAATGAAAAAGAACCATTAGTTTTAAGGGATGATATTAGAAGTGATTATGCAATAAAGGCATACCCCATAATCCATGAATTAGAAAATTCAATGCGTAAATTAATTACCAAATTTATGATAACTAAAGTTGGAAAAAACTCAATTACATATAATTCTCCCTTAGAGGTTCTAGACTCTTTAAGGAGTGAAATAAAAAAAGTAGAAAGTCAAAATATACTATATAAGACTGATTTTATACAATTATCTAACTTTCTTTTTAGAGAAGTTTCTACTGATAAATCCAATAGTATCTTTAGTTTTATACGTCAATCCGAAGAGATTTCCTTAGATGATTTAAAAAATTTAAAAAACAAACTTCCAATGTCAAATTGGGATAGGTATTTTCAACCAATAATTAATTGTTCTTCTGATGAACTTAAGACTAGTTGGGAAGAATTATATAAAATAAGATGTACTGTCGCTCATAATAACTTCTTAACAAAAGAACAATATGATAATTTGTTGACTAAATCTAAAAAAGTTCAAAAAATTATTATGGCTGCTTTAGAGAAATTAAGTGATATTGAAGTCAAAGAAGAAGAAAAAAATGATATTCTAGATAGTGTAAATATAAATATAAATGAAAAATATGGAGAATTTCTACTATTATGGAAAGGAATTGAAAGTTCGATTCTTAAAATTATAAGAATGATTGATCCTAATAATAATAATATTATAGATCCACGAATTCCTCTAAGTTCTTCTAGAATATTAAGACCTTTAATAGACAATGGTATTATTGATCTTAAGTTGTATTATTCGTTGCAAGAACTTAGAAATTATAGAAATCAGTTAATTCATATTGAGAAATTTGAACATAGTGAACTCGAAAATTATATTTATAAGGCTCATGAAATTGATGGAATTTTAAAGTCTATAATTAACAATAAAATTAAATTGGCTTCAGAACATCAAGACTTTGATAACGAAAACAATGAGGCAGGTTGAAATTTACTCATGCTTTCGTGTTAAATATCGATTATTGGCGGGGCTTTTTATTTCTGGATTGATTTAAAAAATAGAAGTAGAAATACTAAAAACATAGATATTCTGTAAGGGATCATAATGTAATAGTTGAAAGTCCGATAAATCAAATCGAATGATGCAATTAGAAAATAAAAAAGTATTTTGATATCATTTATTTAATTTGAATATTTGGATTTTTATTTATGACCAACAAGCTAACTAAGTACTTTGAAGCGGTAGTTTTTGATGATTTGACAGAAACTGCATTTGAATTTAATGAGATTTCATATTTCTCAATTAATGATTCTAAATATGTCGGATCACCTGAAACTATTGAATATGAAGATTGTAACTTCAAAATATATCCAACCAGATTGCTATCAGATTATGAAAAGACAAGATTGGATATAGATTGGCGAGTACATTGTCCAGTTTAGTAAAAATGTAACCACCCTAGCGGTGGTTTTTTATTGGATAAAATCTATGAAAAATGAAGTCGGATTTCATGTTCCTGTACGTCCAATGCCTCCAGAATGGCTATTTGAAATGGATACACCTAACTTTGCACCCGCTCCAGAAATGTGGGAATGGATAAGCAAGGTATTTCTAGATCCAAAATCAAAATTATTTAATGTTGACCACATGCACTTACGGTCATTCCGATACCCGGATATTGCTGTTATGTGGGCTAGGTCTGGTTTTAAAAAGCAAGGTCGTCAGGTCATTGGTACTACTGAAAAAGTCATGATCAATGCTGGTGGCTGGAAGAAAGAACGACAAGAAGAACAATTCATCCAATGGTTTCAACATATTCCTGAATATCTCATTACTTTTGATGCTTCATATTCACGGATTGCTAGTGATGTGAACTTTTGTGCCTTAGTTGAGCATGAGCTCTATCACATTGCACATAAGAAAGACGAGTGGGGAACACCGGCATATAACAGGGAAACAGGCATGCCTAAATTAGCTATACAAGGGCATGATGTTGAAGAATTCACTGGTGTAGTTCGTCGATATGGAGCAAGTGAGGATGTTAAAAGAATGGTTGAGGCAGCAAATACAAGACCTGAGATGTCGCGAGCAGATGTTCACTATGCTTGTGGCACTTGTTACTTGAAGGTGGTTTAAATTTTTTTGCCATTCTTCTTGGACGTACTTGGACGGATAGAGAGAAATGGCAAGGCTAAATAAACGGGTAAAACTCTATATAGTACGGTCACTTGCTACCTATGAGACACCCACCGAAACATCGAGGGGCGTCCAAGAAGAATTTGGTATCACCGTCACTAAACAGCAATGTGAAGCATACGACCCGACAAAGAAGACTGGGCAGGATCTAAGCGAAGAGTTTAAGGCTGAGTTTTACAGAGTCCGTAAGGAAATGAACGAAAATCTTAGTGCTATTCCAATCGCGAACATTGCCTACCGTCTTAAACGCTTACAACGATTCATTGACCTAGAACAATTCAAAGAAAACCCTGTCATTGTGCCGAGCTTAATGGAACAAGCGGCTAAAGAGGTCGGTGGGCTTTATACGAATCGAAAGGAAATAACCGGCGCTGGTGGTGGACCACTCCAAAGCGAGAATGTAACCCAAGTTGTTGCAACGCCTGAACAGATACGGCAGGTGTTAGATGAACTCAAAGGTAAGTACTAAGCTGCTAGAAATGCAACTGGAGCGTGAGCTCTGTCAGAAAGAACATTTATTCTTTACACGTCGTTTTTTCTTGCCTCGCATGGGCTTTAAGTTTTCGGTCAATTGGCATCATGAATATATTGCCGACAAGATTGACGAGGTAATAGCTGGCAAGGTTAAAAACTTAGTAATTAACGTTCCACCCGGAAGCGGTAAAACTGAATTACTCACAAACCTCATTGCACGTGGTATTGCGCGTAATGCTCGTTCACGTTTTTTGTATTTGTCATTCTCACAGTCACTTGTAGAGGATGTATCGGCAACAGCAAGGAACATTGTTAAGTCGGAAGATTTTCAGAATCTATGGCCTGTAAAAATTTCAACAGCCACGGATGCTAAATCAAACTGGAAAACTACCGTTGAAGGTTATGACGCTGGTCATGTTTATTCTGCTTCGATGGGAGGTCAGGTCACTGGTCGCCGTGCCGGTACATTAGCGGATGAAGGCTTTACCGGTGCCATTATTCTGGATGATCCCTTAAAGCCTGAGGATGCATTTAGCCAAACAGCAAGACGTAAGGCTAACCGTAAGATCTTAAACACGGTCAACTCGCGTAAAGCTAAATCGGACACGCCCATCATTTTGATCATGCAGCGTTTGCACGTTGAAGATCCGACTAATTTTGTAATGACCGGTAATGTACCTGGTGAATGGGAACAGATCAGTATTCCCGCGCTTATTGACGATGAATACATCAGTAAGTTGCCTGAAAAAATAAAAAGCAAAATTCCGCGTAATGTTGAGCGAGATGCGAAAGGCCGTCAAAGTTATTGGCCATTAAAAGAATCGTTACTCTCATTGCTGCAGTTGGAGAAAGGCGGTGAGGATAAAGACGGTGCAACGGTATCGCGCTACACCTTTGCTAGCCAATACATGCAAAACCCTAAAAAGCTCGGTGGTGATCTTGTTAAGGCTGAATGGTTTGGCCGTTATGAGGAATTACCACTTCTTAAATGGCGGGCAATTTGGGCAGATACAGCGCAAAAGACTAAAGAGCATAATGACTATTCAGTGTTCTTATGTGCCGGTCTTGGATATGACAATAACCTTTACATCATTGATGTGAAGCGCGGCAAATGGGAAGCACCAGAGCTATTGAAAGAAGCTAAGGCCTTTATCAATAAGCACAAGGACAGCAGCACCAAGATCGGCAAACTTCGCTATATGGCCGTAGAGGATAAATCGAGTGGTACCGGACTGATCCAATCCATATCTAGACAAACCACATTACCTATTCGGGCAATTCAGCGTGATACAGACAAGCTCACACGAACCATGGACGTGGTGTTCTACGTTGAAGAGCGTAGTGTCTGGTTGCCAGCAGAAGCACCATGGCTTTTGAACTACATTGAAGAAATTGAAGGGCTCACTGCTGACATGTCACATGATCATGATGACCAGTGGGACCCGACCATTGATGCGATTAATGATTCATTAGCCAAGAAGCCAACTGTATTTGATGATTAGAGGAAATTATGGCTGAAACTAAAAAGTCCAATGCAATTGGTGATGCGGGGGCATACACAAACTTTGTCTCAAATATTGGTACCAGCCGTGATAAGGCCTCACATGGTCATTTTGTTCAAAAGGAAATTCCTGATGATCAGCTTGAAGCTGTATATCAACACTGGTTAGCTAAACGTATTGTGAACAGACCAGCAAGTGACATGTTAAGGGCTGGTTGGTTTTATGAGGGAATTCAAGATAGAGACCTAATCAAACTAGAAGAAGCGTGTAAGGCTTTTCAACTGAACCACGTACTTTTATCAAGCCTGATCTTATCGCGTCTATATGGCGTGGTTTACGTGCTGTTGGGGACGGTAGATGGCGGTAATCTAGAGCAGCCATTTGATTTAAAGAAATTGGGAATAGGTCGTTTAGAGTTCTTTACGGTACTCAAGAAAAAGTACATTAAGCCAGATACGACAAAGTATTTATCACCTAAAGTCTGTGGCGGTCTACTAAAGCAACCTGAGTTCTATAAACTACAAATGGATGGCAAGGCGCCACAACGCATCCACCATAGCCGTTTAATTAAATTCTGCCATGCCGATGTCGTGAATGAAGAACCGCAAAGCATTCTTCAGGAAGTATATGAAGACCTACTAGACCACGCCGCCGTTAAAAAAGGTTCAGCGAGTCTTGTTCATGAATCAAAGATTGATGTGATTAAAACACCTGGTCTAGTGGACAAAATCAAAGAGGATATGAAAGCCGTAGCAGAACGTTTTCTTAGTGTCGGATTGCTTAAAGGTTTAAACGGCATGATCGTACTGGATGCTGAAGAAGATTATGACTCCAAGACTTATAACTTTGCTGGCTTACCGGACATGATGCGGGAATTCTCAATTCAAACAGCGGGTGCTGCTGATATTCCTTACACCATTCTTTTCGGTCAATCACCTGCAGGCATGAATGCTACAGGAGAGCACGACACACGGAACTATTACGACAGCATAGCAACCAAGCAAACATGGATGCTTAAGCCTTTCATGATGCAGATTTTAGATGTTATTTGCCAGACTACATTCGGTCGTGTGTTCCCAAATCTGGATATTGTCTTTAATCCATTGTGGCAATTGGATGCAAAGGTCCGTTCGGAAGTCGAAAAAGCAAATTCAGAACGGGATGCCAAATATTTAGAGATGGGCATTATTACAGAACCACAGATAGCCAGGCAGTTACTCATTGATGGCGTTTATTCAGTGATTGATGAAGCTCATATCAAAGAGCTAGAAATAATGGTGAAGCTAAATGTCGACGATAATTCAGATGCTGAAGCCACACTTGCAGCAGGCGAAGAAGAGTAAGAAAGGCCGTAAGGCTTCCAAACCTAGACCCGTAAAAGTAAATCGCCGTGTAGAGCTTTATTACACACGGCAATTACTAGCTATATCTAAATACTGTCAGGAACAAACAAAGGAATTAGTTATTCCTACGGTTGGCCAGAATATTGGTGATGCTTGGTTTTCCGACATGATGACTTCGTTTCGAGAGAAGCTGACAAAGTATGTTGTTGAGATTTCTAGGCCGTTAGCCACAAAAGTTGTGACTGATACCCAGAAGGAAGTGGATAAGCAAATAGCGGGACATACCAAATCAATTATTGGTGTGGATCTAACGCCGTTTTATCGTGCTGCAGATATTCAGGACGAGGTAGACCTAAACATAACTTCAAACGTTAGTTTGATTAAGTCTATTCCTCAGCAATATGCAGACAAGTTAGAGAACTTGGTAACTAATGCTTTGCAGACTGGCCAAACCAATGAAGACTTAGCTAAAGAGATTAAGGCATTAGGGCAGTCTACAGATTATCGTGCACGTCTTATTGCTAGTGATCAGATGGGTAAGATCAATGGGCAGATCAACAAAGCCAGACAGCTTTCAATGGGTGTTGAGACATATACATGGCAAACGGCTAAAGATGAGCGTGTAAGGCCAGACCATCAACATAAGCAAGGCCAAACCTTTAGATGGGATTCCCCTCCAGCGGGTGGACATCCTGGTCAGCCTATACGGTGTCGTTGTACTGCATTGCCTAACTATGAGGATGTTTTATTAATGTGATGATTTTATTTGGTTTCTAATAGCTAGATGGTGTATTAATGTTATTAATAACATTGGCTTATGATGGCAAACTTTAGAATGAATAAAATCATCATTACTTTACTAATTTTATTTTCGGCTACGGCATACGGAGCAGATGTTGATAATGCATTGCTTCAGAAAAATTTAGAGGCCGCAAATACCCAAATTGAAGTCTTAAAAGCTCAAGTTGAGGTTATGAAAAGTTACCAAGACAACTTTCTAACGACGGTATATTGGTCTTTGGGCGGAGTTGTTAGCATTGTTTTTATATTAGTTGGTTATAACTGGTTTACTAATTTTAAAAACCAAGAAAAGGAAATTCAACTGCTTAAAGATACAATTGCTAAAGAACTCAAGGTCTCTAAACAAAGTTTAATTAAAGAAATGGATGATAGAAAAAATTTAATATTAGAGAGTATTGATACTAGATTGGCTAAAGAAATTACTAAAAAGACTAATCCTATAGCTTCCAATATAAATTATCTTTCAAGAAAAATTATGGATAATTCATACACATTGTTAAAACTTGAATATGATAAATGGCTGTTGACAAAAAAAGTATATGGAAATGCTGTAACTACTGCTGTAGAGATGATAAGTCTTAGTATGTCTATGAAATATGATTATGGCATTGAAGAAAGTTTGGAGAAATTAATATTTGTATTGGAAAAGGGTGTGGCTGAAAAGAAAAAATCGACAATAGATGTAAATGCTACAAAAGAAATATCAGAAGTATTAGCAAAATTAAGCGATCACTATGAATCTAGTAAACTAAAAATTCAAGGGTTGATTACTAGGCTTAATAATCTTGAATGAAAAAGCACCCAGATGTGCTTTTTCATTTCCAGCATATAAATGGATATAAAGAATTTCTCTAAAAATATAAAGAAAAAACTGTCTTTACCTAATTTTTTTATACGTTTATGTATATTTTCTCTAATTTTTTATACGTTTATGCATAAAATAGGCTATAAATTTATAGTTTTGCCTATATCTATATAGTCTGTTTATATTTTGGAATTGTCGTCCCTATGTCTGAACAAATCGATAGCACTCATATGACTCCAGAACAGTTACGACAAGCTGGCGAGTTGCTCTATGGCACTCAATGGCAGACTGATTTTGCAAGAGCTATTGATGTAGATGCTAGACGCGTTCGTCAATGGCTCTCTGGAGACAGACCCATTCCAAAAGGTTTGTGGACTGAAGTTATAGAGCTGTTAAATTCTAATAGTAAAAATACCGCAGCATATGCTGAAAACTTGCAACAGGTATTTGATTCAATAAAAAACCAAGCATAAGTAGTAATAATATTGACTTGTACCTTAATTTAGGTACATTATTGCATTAGGAAGCATGCTCACTAGGGGCGGCTTATATCCGTAGGGTGATATATGAATACTATTGCAAATATAAATGATAAAGAAATTTCCGTTGTTAACTATAAGGCTATTCCAGTTGTCACTACTGAAATGCTGGCAGAATTATATGGAACTGAAAATATTCGTATACAACAAAACCATATAAGAAATTTGGAACGTTTTGTTGAAGGTAAACATTTTTTTAAATTAGTTGGTGAAGAATTAAGAAATTTTAAAAAAGCACTAACTAGCTTAAAGATAGTCAGTCCAAACGCACGTGCATTAACACTTTGGACAGAGCGTGGTGCAGCACGACATGCCAAGATGTTAGATACAGACCAAGCTTGGGAAGTGTTTGAGCAACTAGAAGATTGCTATTTTCACCGAAAAGATATTCTGACTAAAACACATAAATCAGAACGTGAACCACTCACCAACGCTGTAAATATGCTTGTATCTAAAACCAAGCATTTAAATTATAGCGAAGCATATAAATTGGTTCACCAACGGTTCAACGTTAAAAGTATTGATGAAATTCCATACGATGTGATTCCAGTCGCCGTCGAATACGTGCATCACTTAATAGCCTTATATAGCCAAGCAGATAAGAAACAGCAGTATGAATCTAAACATGTGAACTCTATAGCTTGCCATATGCTCTGGCTTAATCATTGGTGGTCTGGGTTTGGAGAGTCTATTCGAAAACTTGGTCCAACTATGGGGCATGGAATCCATGACCATTTTAAGTTCGGTGCTGAAGATGCTAGGCAGTTAGTAGGTCGAGAGATCTACATGCCTATATTTGAATTAGCTAAAGGTCATGACTGGCACAAAGGCGGAATTGGGTTTAAATGTTTAAATAAATTTGATTAAAAAGTAATCTATTGAGCATTTATTTAGAAGCAGAATTGTAAACAAAAAAAAGTGCCAACTGGATAAAAGTCGGCACTTATTAATTTGTATTTAAGCACAGTCATTGTTAATTATCAGTTGTAATATAGTATTTTTATTGTAAGTAAAATTTTTCTTTAGCTATTGATTTAAAATAAGATTTTTCTAAAATTCTCCAAAATAACAGGAGCTAAGGCTATGAAATTTTGGGAATATTTTGAAAAAATTATTGCAATTATCACACCGCAATATACGCGAAAAATATATTTGGAAAGATCTGAAAGACTGAGAGAGTTTTTTAAAATTAGAGATGAGATAGAGTCTTCCAGTCAACCTGAACACGTCAAAACTATTCAGTTAAACGCAGCTGTATCAGCTTTGACTGGAGCAAAATTTTCTAATATTGAAGAATTTGATTTCTTTCTCGAAAATTTTGATCCTAATCGTTTCGAAGAGGATTATTTTGTATTCGCCAGAAATCGTGTTACCTATGAGACTATCAGAGACGAGCATGGAGCTATAATTAGTATTAAATCTATTACTAGGCAACGTTGGTCTATGACTTCATTAAACTCGTTTTTAGTTATAGTTTTCATTTTTGCTGCAGCAGGATTTATAGTAAATTTTCATAACTTCTCAAAAGCGTTAAATAAGGATTTGGGAATACCTGAATTAGTAAATGCATCATTCTTTTTAGGTGTACTATTTATTTGCTTTCTTACTATTTTTAAAGTCATATATGAATGGGATTTATGGTCAGGTTTTAATCGTTATATTAAGAATAAGTTTCGATGAAAAGCTGAACTAAATTTTAACTGTATCTAACCTCGCAATTATGCGGGGTTTTTTTATGGGCGCAATTTATGAAAAACATTTACCGCTTTAAGGTAGGTGACTTTGCTCCAAGTGAATCCACACGCTCATTTACACCTGAAGGTTATTTGAAATGCGTAAACGTTCGCTTGGGTAAAGCACCTCAGGTACGCCAGTACTATGCATACGAGTTTCCAAACTTAGAAGGCTTTTCAGCAGATCAGACTATTAACGTCTATACATCCGCAGAAGAACTATTTAAGCCGGCAGCGATTAAAAGTTGGGATGGTGCTGATGCTACAGATTATCACCCACCCAAGAATGAAATTAATGCAGCCAACTGGAAGGACTATCACATTGGCTATTGTGAGAACGTCCGCCAAGAAGGCGAATATCTAGTGGGCGACTTGCTCATTAAAGATAAAGACAGCATTGATTTAATCCAGAACAACGAGCGATTAGAAATGTCGCTGGGTTATGGAGCCACATTAGTTCTAGAACAGGGCACTGCACCAGACGGCACAGTGTACCAAGCAAAATTTATCAATTTTATTGGCAATCACGTAGCACTCGTTAAATACGGACGATGTGGTGGTGATTGCCGCATCGGTGACAAACAACAAACTCCACCTAAGGGGAATAAATCAATGGAAGTTATTGTAAATGGTGTGCGTTATAACATTGGCGATAACACGCCTTTAGCGGATGCCTTAAAGATCCAGCAAGAGCAAATCGATAACTTAAAAGCTGCAAAGCTTAAAGTCGGTGATAAGCAATTTTCTATCGGTGATGAATTGAACGCCGTTCAAGCGGTCGTAGATCAATTGCATACCGATAAAACTACGCTTGAGCAAAAAGTCGGTGATCTGGAAAAGAACCAGATGACGCCAGAAAAGCTTGAACAAGCGGCAACAGAACGTGCTGCTGTGATTGCCGATGCTAAAGCATTGGTGCCAACAGTTAAAACTGAAGGCTGCACATGTGAACAAATCAAGCGTGATGTGCTTGCTGCAAAAGCGGGTGATGCCTTGGTGGGGGCAGTGTTGGGTAGTGTGTCAGTCGGTGATGCGAAGCCTGAGCAGATTGATACAGCATTCCGAGCCTTATCTGCTCTGAAAAGTATTCATCCTTCTAATCCTGTAGGTGATGCTCTTCACCAGCAACAGCAAGTAAAAACTGGTGACGGTAAACCAGTAGATGGGGAACCTAAACCTAACAACAAAAAAGAAGCTTGGAAACAAAGCTTCTAAGAAACTGGAGAGATGACAATGTCTTTAACCCCTCAAGCTATTCCGGGTATGCGTGCTCGTTTGCACATGTCCGAGGAAATTTTATCTTTACCGGTTGCGGGTAATGCCGTGATAAGTGACGGTGAAGTGGTGGTTCAGTCCACTGATGGCAAAACTGTTACTGCAGTAACTGGTGCTACTAATACAAAGTTTGGTGTGGTGGTTTTACAGCACGTCGGTAAATCTGGAAAAAACGCCTTAGGTAAGGAAGCATATCAAGCGAAAGACTGTGCACCGATCATGCAAATTGGTTCTATTTGGGTGAAGCCTTCAGCACCAGTGATTGATATCAATGCAAAGGTATATGTGCGTACCGCAAACCCTACAGCGCAAGCGCCGCTTGGATCACTTTCTTCTGCAGCATTAGATTCAACAGAACTACCTAATGCCTCATGGGAAACTATTACGGGTCCAGATGGCTTGGCAATCCTTCGATTACGTGGAGCATAATCAATGTCAAAACAATTAGAACAGATGAAAATTCGTCTATCGGCCGTTGCACATGGGGTGCAAATTGCTGTAGGTGATGCCTTTAATTTAGATAACTTTGCCAAGTTGCTGCTAAAACTTGAATCAATTGATGAAATGACACCGCAACTTGCTGAAGCACAAGCTTATGCCAAGTATTTACCTATCGAAGGCTTAGAAGGTGCGGTCATTGGATCTGCAAGTGTCTTACAGCGTAAAAAAGGTGTAGGACGTGGTAAGCGATTCTCAGGTCAAGGTAATGATGTGCCATTAGCTGAAGTGATGTATGACGAAGTGAAACTCACCGTACAGCCAGGTGTTATTGGTTATGAAATCAGTATTTTTGATGCTGCCGCGGCCTTAAAAGCTGGTATCCAGTTAACCACTGACAAAGTAGCTGCTGCTCGTCTGGCTTATGAAAACCACATGAGTGACATTGCATGGTTTGGAGAACCTGAAACGGGCTTACTTGGTTTCTATAATCAGACAGGTGTAGAGGTGATTACTTCAACATTAGATTATGCAACAGCTACAGTTGAAGCGGTTCTTGCAGACATTAACAAGGCGATTAAAGGTGCTACCAATGCATCTAAGTTTGATAGCAGTGTTCAGCCTGATACTTTCGTGATGCCTGAGAATAAGTTCACTATCCTTGCTAGCCGTATCGTTCCGGATTCTGCAGGTAAGACTTTTCTTGAATACATTAAGGAAAAGAACACCTTTGCAATGCAAGGTAAAACACTAACGTTTACTTCTGAAAGTACTCTTGAGGGTAAAGGCGAAGGTGATACGGACCGCAGCATTATTTATCGCCGTGATCCAAGTTGCATTACTTTCCGTTGTAATGAACTGGAATTCTTGGCAGCTCAACCTATCAATTATGTGATGCGTACACCAGGTCACTATATGTATGAAGGTGTCTATTTAAAACGTGTCGATTCTCTCCGCTACTACGATGTTGAATAAGGAAAACTAAACATGCCAAAAATTACTTACAGCGGCTCTCAGGCCGCTTTTTCTTTTGATGGGATTCAGGTTGGTAAAGGCCAAACAGTAGAAGTCAGTACCGAGGATTTCACACACATTTGTAAAGGGAAAGCCTTTAAGTCACTCGTTAAAAAGGGTGAACTTGATATTCAGGAAATTCCTGATGATGAGCCTAAAGGTAAAACTGGTGGTCGTGGTGGGAAAGGCGGCAAACAAACAGGTGCAGCCAATGACGCCGCTAAGGCAGCAGATGAAGCTGCTTTAGCCGATGTGAAAGCTGAACTTGCAGCGCTTGAAGTAACGTTCAGTGATGATGAAACACTTGAGCAGTTACAAGCTAAGTTAGCTCAGGCTAAGGAATAAGGTAGACATATGGACATACAAACGTTTCGCCAGAAATTCTCTACTGATACGGCTTTAGTCAATTTGCCTGATGCAAAAATTCAGGATGCATTAGAAGAGGCGGAGCTCGTTGTATCTCAAATTGAGTTCGGGGCATTAAAGGAACGTGCTGTAGGTCTATATGCAGCACATATTCTTAAAGTAGGTACAACTAGCGGCAATGGTGCTGCTTTTGGTACCGCATCGAGTATGACAATTGCCGGCCAAAGTGTGAGTTATTCCCGATCATCGAAAGAAGCTTTCTATGATCTCAGCATGTATGGCCAGCGCTATCTTGCGTTAAAAAATTCCATTCCAATTGATGATGAAGGCACCAACCCTAATCGTTTAGGCGTTGGTGCTTTTGTTGTATAGGAGAATCACATGCCTTTTAAATATCAGGCACCCGAAGGCTACAAGCCATCAAAACTAGTCATTGCTGGTCAAAACCTTGATATCAAAAACGGTGTTTTAGAATCTGATAATGACATTATCCATATTTTAAAGCCTTTAGGTTTTGAGCGTTTTGTCGAAGTGGTTGAGCCAAAGAAATCGACGGCTTCTGCTAAAGAGTAATTAAGCTATGAGCGATTATCGTGTTGATGCTCAGGTCAACTTTGATGAAATGAATGATCGCGTTAGGTTTGAAATAAGACGCACGATTAACGCTCTTACTTTACGCTTACAGCGGATTGTTCAGGAAGACATGTTGAGTGGCCAACGGCTAAAAGTTCAGTCTGGCCGCTTACGTGGTTCCGTTTCGTCCAAAGTGGATGAGGATAAGGATTCGATAGAGGGAACGGTAGGAGCTGGCGGTGCTTTGGTGCCTTATGCCTTTGCTCATGAGTTTGGCTTACATGGATCTATGGGCATTAAGGCTCATCTTCGAACAATCAAACAGGCTTTTGGTCGACCTATCTCACCAGTTCAGGTCAATGTGAAGGCTCATTCAAGGAATGTTCGTTTTAGAGAGTTGCGGTTCATGCGTGATTCTTTAGATATGGTGGCCAAGATAGTGCCGAAAAATATTGATGCAGCAATTGAGCGAGGTTTAGCAGGTGAATAGCGAAGCAATCTATCAAGCGTTGTTTGATCGGTTAAGTACAAATGTGGACGGGCTCAAAACAGTAAGTCGCCGTTTACGTCATTTTAATAATGTGACACCAGACGAACGACCAGCCATGTTTATTACTCAAGGTAATCAGCAAGAAGTACCAGTACATGGTTTAGATTCAAAAGTTGAACTAGCCGCTGAGGTCTATCTCTATATCCAAGAGGCTGATAGAGATAAACCTCCATCATCACAGATGAATATTTTCATCGATCGTGTACGTGAAGCTATTCAGCCAGACCATCCGGATTTCAGCGAATATCAAACCTTAGGTGGTTTGGTAGAGCATTGCTGGATTGAGGGCACAATCGAAGTTTATGAAGCAGTAGAAAATATGCTGGATGATCAGGCGATTGCCATTATTCCTATCCGGATTCTCACCACCAATTAACAAAACATTCATTTAATGACCGCCTCGATGGCGGTTTTGTCATTTTAGAGAGGTCAAAATAAATGGCTCAATATTTATTTGGTGCCGGCAAGATCTTTGCTACACCGATTCAAGATGTTTATGGGCAACCGATTAGTAATCCTACGCCTGTAGAAGTAGGGGTATTACAGTCTGTTGGTGTCGATATTAGTTTCGATTTAAAAGAACTCTTTGGCCGTGGACAGTTCGCCGTAGATGCTGCGCGTGGTAAAGGCTCAATTAAAGGCAAAGCATCATTTGGGCGAATTAACGGAACCTTATTAAATTCTATTTTCTTCGGTGGCGTTGTTGCTGAAGGTGGAATCGAGACGGTATCCCAAACCATCAATGGTGAAACTATTCAAGCAGGCGGCTTGGTTACACCTGTAGTTCCAAATGCTGGCACTTTTGTTAAGGATTTAGGTGTTACAGATGGGAAGGCTATTCCGCTTAAACGTGTAGCTTCAGCACCAACGACAGGGCAATACAGCGTTGATAACGTGACAGGAGCATATACTTTTGCTACAGCTGATGTTGGCAAGATTGTATTCATTAGCTTCCGATATTCCGCAACAGTAGCAGGTGGCAAGTCAATTACCGTATCAAACTTAGATATGGGTTATACACCTGAATTTGCTTTAGATCTTCAGCGTGATTACAAGGGTAAATTCATGCATATGAATTTCTACCGTTGCACCAGTAACAAGCTCGGGTTCAGTTCAAAACAGGACGATTACGACATTCCTGAATTTGAATTCCAGCCTATGGCTGACGATCTCAACCGTGTTTTCAAAATCGATTTATCGGAGTAATACCAAATGCAATTTAAGCAAGTTGAAAACCCACGTGGTAATAGTAAAGAAATTGCTGGTCAGACTTGGATTTTTGCTCCGGCTCCATTGGGTACGATTGAGCGTTTCCAAGAACAATTAAGTTCAAACAATGTACCAACTTCTGTAATTGTAGATATGGCGCATGTTTGTTTAAAGCGAAATTATCCAGATATTACCCGTGAATATGTTTCGGATGAGCTTTTAGACATGGCAAACATGGAAGAAGTTTTAACCCTAGTAACTAAAACATCTGGCTTGGAATATACAGGTACAGTTAAACCCGCAGGTGAATCTTCGGGGGAATAAATTGGGAGGAGCTGTACACGCATTTAGTGCTGACCATGGGTAAAGATTACGACTATGTACGTAATGAAATGGATCTACCTAGATTAAGAGCATTAAGTGCGTATCAGCAAAGTAACCCTCCCGCACATATTGGGATACAACGGCTTTGCCGTATTTTGGAAGCTTTTATGGGAATTGATGAAAGTCAGCCAGTTAATACTGAATCAGAAGACGATGACGATTTAATTGAGGTCTTAAGCAATTTCCCACAGGGCGGTTAATACTGCCCAAGAGTTTTTAAGAGACATTAAATAATCAATTTGGTATCTTTGTTAATACGTTTATAGGGTATCAAATATGATTAATAAAATATTAATAGGAATTCTTGTATTAGCTCTTTCTGCAATTCTTTATATAGTTGGGAATTATCTTTATATGCAATATGAAAGAAATGAACACTCAAAGGAATATGAAAGCAACTCTTATAAAATAGATAAATTAATAAAAAATAAGGCAACAAAAGATCTAAAAACCAATGATTTAGTCTTTGTTTGTGAACTAAGAAAATCATTATGGCATACTACCGTACCTCTTGAAACTATTCAGTTAGCCGCTGAAGATAATAGTCCGAAATATAAAAAGTTTGTTAGGGAAGTAACACAAGATATATTTAGAGATGCGCAATTGAAAGCTTTTGTGAAGGGAGAGCAATCGGAAGTAGACTTAGCGATTATTGGTCATTTATGCACGCTTTTAAACTCTGAAACTGGTTCAAGTAGATCGCTTTATAATAAGCTTTTATCTCAAAAATATAATATTGATCTGGAAAGCGGTTCGCTTAGTTATGTTGATATTTCTAAGGTAACCCAAGAAGATTTAGATGAATATCTTAAGGCTAAAAAAGCTGAAGAAAATATACGTCTGAAATTTTAAAGTCATTTTAAATTTTAATATGAACCCACTCTAAGAAGTGGGTTTTTTTATGCCTGAGGAAAACTGAAATGGCGAATAACCGCGTAGAAGTTCATATTGGTGCTAAGACCTCTGAGCTGAAAAAAGGCATGGATGATGCTGAAAAAATTGTCAGTGATTCTGCCAAGCAAATTGAAAATACCACTAAAGGTGTGAACTTTAAGTTTGATCTTTCGGGCATTAAACGCCAATTTGATGATGTTTCAAAATCAATTGCAGATGGTTTTAGTAAACAGATTGGGGAGGCTTTGGGTGGGTCACGATTAGGCTCAGCTTTTGATGGTATTACCTCCAAATTAGGAGCTCTGCGTGGCGGTGCACTTGTTGCAGCTGGAGCGGTTGCAGGACTGGCAGTAGGTGGTACCGTAGCAGCTACTGCGGGTTTAGCAACACTGGCAATTGAAGTAGCTAATAATAATGTTGAACTCGCCAAATTTTCAGCCTTAGCAAATACCTCAATACAGTCATTTCAGGGATTATCTGGCGCGGCACAAACATTAGGTTTTTCTCAAGAAAAACTCTCAGACATGATGAAAGACTTCAACGAAAAGATCGGTGAGTTTGCATCAGTTGGTTCAGGGGGAGCTAAAGACTTTTTTGAGCAAATCGCCGTTAAAACGGAGTCCGGCGCTGAGGGTGCTAAAAAGCTCGCTGAAGAAATGTCCAAGATGGATGGTGTAGAAGCCTTACAGACTTACGTCGATAAGCTGGAAGAGGCTGGAGTCAACCAGCAGCAAATGTCTTTCTATCTTGAGAGCATGGGCTCGGATCTCACTGGATTAATCCCGATTTTGCAAGATGGAGGTAAGCTTTGGAAAGAATACCAGTCTGCTATGGAAGAAGCAGGGATTATTACTGGTGAAGAGGCAATTCAAAAATCCATCGAATTAAAGGCTCAGACCGAAGTACTTCAAATGCAGTACACCGGTTTAAAAAATCAATTGGCTCAAGCAGTGATGCCAGCTTTAAGCGGTGTAATTAGTCATTTTATGAATGGCACTACAAAAGGTGGAGCATTTACCGGAGTTCTTCAGACATTAGGCTCAGTTGCTAAAGGTGTTGCAGTTGTTATTGTAGGGCTTGGAGCTGGATTACAAAATCTTGTGCGATTAATGTCTGGTGTGATGAGTAATCTTCGGACCATCGGAAGTACAGCAGTAAATTTTGTTAATGCGGATGGGATCTTAGCTAAAGGTAAGGCTCTGGCGGGTGGCGTTAAGGCAATCTGGACTGAAACCAAAGATACTGTGGTTGATATTGCTGGTACCACCAAAGCCGCAATTAATTCAGCTTCTAATATCTTTGGTGGAACACCCTCATTTGATCGTTTATCTCAAGCCAAAATAGATATCCAAAATGCTCAACTTGGTAGTAGAGGTGGAAGTAAAGGGGTTACTTCTGGTATCGGACAAAATAAGGCACTCAATCCTGATGGTGGTAAATCAGATAAGGCAAAGCAGGGTAAATCTGATGCTGTGCGCCAAGCTGAACAAGCAGCTAAAGCACTTGCTGATATTCGGTATAAATATGCATCTGAAGAAAAGAAAATCGCTTTAGATCTGCAAAAGGCATTAGATGAGATTGAAAAATCTAAAATGTCTGAAGCTGAAAAAGCCGCAGCAAAAGTCAAAGCCGAAAAGGATGCCTCAGACAAGATCATTGCTATACGTTCAAAAGAGTTTGAGGAATACAAAAAAGCTCGTGAAGAACAGATAGACAATTATCAACAGCAAGCACAGCGCCTTTATGAAATTGAGGCTGCGCGGATCCAAGCTGAATTTGATGCCAAGAAGATTTCAAATGTTCGTAAGGTTCAATTAGAGAAACAGCTCGAAGATCAATTACGTGAAATTAAACGGCAAGGTCTTTTAGAGCGTTTAGCACTTGAGAACGAGCAAACTGGAATTACCGGTAAGCAGGGCAATCAAAACCAAATCACAAATAATATTTCTGATTTAGAGACAGATCAGAAAGTTGCTGATACTAAATCTATGGGTTTAATCAGTGATGCGGAAATGAAAGACTTTGAGGCTAAGTTCGGCGGTTTTACTTCTCGACTTTCTAACCTTTGGGATCAGGGCATTCAGTCACTTATGAATGGTACCTTGACTTGGAGTAATGCAACTAAAGCAGTGCTTGCTGATATGGGCCAATTCGCACTGCAATCTGCTACTAAAGAGCTTCAAGGTTGGCTCAGAATCCAAGCCATTAAGCTAGCGCGTAAGCTTGGGTTTGTCGGGGCAGAAACAGCAGCTGAGGCTTCGGGTCAGGCTGCTCAAACAGTTGCAACGATCGCAGGTGAAGCAACACGAACCGGTGTTACTGCTGCAGGTGGTTTAGCTCGTTTAGGTTTAAAAGCTGCTGAAGCTATCAAAGGAATCATGATGTCAGCATGGGAAGCCATGGCCGGAGCTTTTAAAGCTATGGTTGCCATTCCATATATTGGACCAATTCTAGCCGTAGGTGCGGGTGCAGCTGCATTTGGTTTAGTGGCTGGTCTTGCTGGCAAGATCAAATCTGCTCGAGGCGGTTACGACATTCCATCCGGTGTGAATCCAGTCACACAGCTTCATGAAGACGAAATGGTTTTACCTTCACAACATGCGAATACAATCCGTGAAATGGGCAAAGCCATGCGTAGTGGTGCAAGTTTTGGAGCAGCTGCAGCAGCTGAAGGTGGAGGTGCTGGGCCTGTTATTAATATCAGTGCAGTTGATGCTAAGAGCATTCAACGCCTTTTAAAAGGTAATGGTCGTGCGGTTGCTAGTGGTTTGCAAAGCTATGCTCGTGGATTCGGTAAGAATGGTAAATAAGGGGGTATAAGTGTCTAACGTTTTATTTCCAGAATTACCCGGTCTTGAGTGGGATACCTCATTAACTCCTATGTTCAATACCAAGATCATGACATCAATTAATGGCCGAGAGCTCCGTGGGAGCTTTCAGGCTGCACCGAAATATGAAATCTCGTTGTCTTACGCTTTCTTGCGTGAAAATAAGGGGAGAAAGGAATTGCAGCAACTACAAGGGTTTTATTTAGAACGCCGTGGGGCATTTGATTCATTTCTTTATAAGATGCCGGATGATAATGAATTTAATTGCACATTTGTTGGGGATGGGACCGCAACTTCATTCCAGTTGTACAAAGATATGTATACGAGCCAATTGCCCTTAGGTAATACACAAGAGCAGATTATTGGTGAAGTTGATCCCAACATGTGGAATCAAACACCGGTCAAAACAATGTGGAACACAAACCAAGAAAAGCTTATGTGGAATACCGCAACCGCTCAAATTACGAGTGACGGCAAATACGTACTTTCACAGCCGATCGAGGAGGGTGTAGAAGTGACTGTAACGGGAACGTTTTACTACCGTTGCCGTTTTAAAGATGACACCCAGCAATACGTCAACTTTATGCATAAGCTCTGGAAGGCTGGAAAGGTTGAGTTAATCGGATCCTTAGGAACAAAGATATGAGACAAGCATCACCTCAATTAATTGCCTTGTTAGATGCTGATCAATTCATCATGGCAGACCTATACACCATTACAACCATACAGGGCATTGAATATCGTTATACAAGCTATGACGTTAATTTAACTGTGCAGGGTAAGGAATTTCGTTCTGATGGACCAATCATTAGCCGCGAAGGAATTAGCCTCTCACTGGGAATTGAGGTGGACAATTTATCTATCACAATTGAAACGAATGAAAGCACTAAATTTGGCGATGTTCCTGTAGCTCAAGCTTTTCATAACGGAATTTTAGATGGCGCGCGGTTTAAGTTAGAACGCATATTCATGGATATGTACACGCCTACAGATACTAGTGCCGGCACACTCGTTTTATTTGAGGGTCGTATTATTGAGCCCGAGCTTGATCGATATGAAATTAACGCAAGTGTAGTTTCTGACGTTGATAACTTAAAGCTTCAGATGCCGAGAAACTTATATACACCAGGTTGTTTAAATACCTTGTTTGATAGTGCTTGTGGCTTACTCAGTACAGATTTTGCCATAAATACTACCATTGGGGCGAATAGCACACCCAACCGAATCCTTTGTGAATTGAGTCAGCCGCAAGGCTGGTTTACACAAGGTGTTGTGGAGTTTTTAGAGGGCGTAAATATTGGAATTAAGCGCACTGTGCGATTACATGAAACTGGTGCATTACTCCTCACTTTACCACTTCTAGAAATGCCTGAAATCGGTGAAGCAATCCGCGTTTATCCGGGTTGTGATAAACGACTTGATACCTGTACTAATCGATTTAATAACCGAGCTCGCTTCCGTGGTGCGCCTTTTGTACCGGTTCCTGAAACTTCTGTTTAAACATATTCATCTTTAACCAAAACCCTGCATTTAGCGGGGTTTTTTATGGGGCTAGAACATGGCTTTACCTAATATTGACCAGCTTATTGGATCTGCTGTAACTGAAGAAGGCTTTAAAAATGCTCTTAAACAGTTTCTGGAAAATACGGCAGATAGTGGATACTTAAATCAATTAAGTGCATTAACGAAAAATGCAACTGTGTTTTATCCATTCAATACAACAAAACGTAATAATGTGAATGCAAGCAGTGTTTCTGCATCACATGAAGCTTACTTGAAACCGTATATTTTAAATATTATTGTTAATGGTGCTGATCCAAATAAATATTATCGGATTCAGCAGATTAGCACTCCCACAAATGCTTCTGTGCCGAATCGTTGGGTGTTTGAAGTTCTAAATCGAACAAATTTTGATTCTTCAGAAACTGTAGAAAAAACTATTCCCGTTGTTTTTCCTATTGTAAATAACACAGGTATTAAAACTTTCAGTGTGGTTGATGGTGATATCACTATTTCCGTGACTGTCGATACAAGTAAAGTCCCGTCTAGTGATTTTTATTCTGTTGCTTCGACTGATAGTTCATATACATACATTATTGATCCGAGCCGTTATGTTTTTTCAGCCTTTAAAAAATCTGATGCACTCGGCTATATTGATTCGTTTAGTACACTTACAAAGAACTCAACTGTTTTATTCCCGTTTAGTACATTAAAACGGAATAACGTGAATGAAAGCACTGTAGGTTCACACGATAATATTTTACGTAACTTCATTCTTGATGTTCGAGTAATGAATGCTGATCCAAACAAGTATTATCGCTTGCAACAGATGAGTAGCCCCGATCAAGCGACGAATCCGAACCGCTGGATATTTGAAGAACTTAGCCGCTCTAATTTTGATACAACAGAGACAAAAGGTAAGGCGATTACAGCAGTTTTACCAATTGTGAAAAATACAGGGATTAAGAGCTTTTTTGTAAAAGATGGTGATCTCGGTATTTCAGTTACAGTAGATACAAATAAAACGCCTTCTAATAGCTTTTATTCAGTTGCATCAACAGATAACTCATACACATATATTTTTGATCCAAGTTTGTATTCTTATGCTGCGGTTACTAGCTCAGATATTAATGCAGTGAATGCACGTATCAATGAGTTTACTAAGCCGATGCAACTTAAAAACTTGCTCAATGATTTGCGTAATCCAATTCAGGATGTTCGAATTAAATTTGCTCCTGCTGATTCAATTACATATGGAGTAGGCGCCACCGGAAATGGAGCTGGCCCCAATCCTCCACACGGTCCAGCTACAACGGAAACTTATGTCAATATTTTCCGTAATTTTCTGGGTGCAGCATTTTGTACCAGTGCGCGTTTTGGTGATGAAACTATTTCAGAAACAGGTGAAGCGTATTTCACGAGCGAAGGTACGAGCGTATTAAGTGCTGAGCTTGGGAATTTTATATTTAAGAATAGCCTTACAGGTAAGGTGTTTACGCTTACCGAAATGCAAGCTTTGGTGGGGATTAATACTAGCTCACCAACGGGAACTTTTATTGATATTAAAAGTCCTTCAGTCGCTGGAGCAGTGACAGATATGGAATTTAATTTCAATGGGAATGCATTCACTATCAATTACGCAAGACTCGGAAACGGAAGTAGTAGTGAGTCAAACATTGATGTTTTTGTAGATGATGTTCTTCACTCTAGTTTTAATGTGTATACAACATCACCAGCATTTGATGGATCTACAACAATCAATGAATTACCAGATGGTTCTAAGAAGATTCGTATTGCGAATCGACTTAATAATTCAACAATCTATGCGCGTTTGGTTTCAATTACTGCTACTCGCAAAGTGTCTGTTATCAATGAGGGTATTTCTGGCACTAATTCTAAACAGTGGCTAGATGGAAACTGGATTCCAGATAAGATTAGTATTAAAGATAATTACATTATCCCTTTGATTGGTACAAATGATCGACATACGACACAGAAGATAGGGACATTTAAAAATCAATATCTTCAGATTCTTGATCGTATTTCGGCAAAGAATCCAAAAGCTCAAATCATTGTTATGTCACCACCAGCCGTGACTCAAAATGAAGACCCTAATGTTTATCCATATTACAAGTTCAGAATTGCGGATCTGAATTATGCATTAAGTCAGATTGCACAATTGAGGGGTCATTCGTTTATCAGTCTTTTTGAAGCAACTTCAAAACTTAAAGCGCGTGGTGAATCATACTTATCAGATGGGCTTCATCCGAATGATTTTGGATACGCAGAGATTGCTGAATACATCATTAATCAAATCTTGAGTGCTTAATTGTGAAGAACCTTGAAGCAGTAAAAGAGGCGCTTACATGGCTGGGTACTCCATATCATCACCAAGGCCGTGTAAAAGGTGTTGGGGTGGATTGCGGTACTTTGATTTGTGAGGTCTATGAAAAAGTAGGCCTCATGGATCATTTAGATCCGCGGCCATATCCACCAGACTGGCACATGCACCAGATGGGGCAACGTTATTTAGAGCTCATCTTAGGAGTATGTGATCCAGTAGAAGGGCCACCGCAACCAGGTGATATTGTTTTATATCATTTTGGCAAGTGCATTAGTCATAGTGCAATTGTCATCGAATGGCCGCAGGTCATTCACAGTTATATCCATCAGGGAGTCATTATTCAGGATGGAACCAAAGGAAGTTTAGCCCGGCGAATTGCCGGGTTTTTTCGTATGAAGAGGCTGAAAGAATAATGGGTGGATTATTTGGCGGTACCACGATTAGTACTACTGATACCCGTATCAACTCAATGCGGATTCAACAATCAGCTTACGGGCTTTGTCAGCCTTTGGTGTATGGTAAAACCCGTGTAGCTGCCAACATGTTTTGGTATGGTGATTTTCTTGCAACACCTCACACTACGGTTGAGAAATCTGGCGGCAAGGGTGGAAGTACTAAAACAAGTAACACTACTTTTAGTTATAGTGCTTCTCTCATGTTGGGATTATGTGAGAACCAGATTAAAAAGATTGGCTTGATATGGGTTGATAAAGATCAGTACATACCAAAGCAGGAAGGATCCATTACGCTAGATCCAATCGACCAGCTAAAGTTTGAATTGTACGATGGGAATAATAACCCTCCATGGGGGTGGTTAGTTTCAAAGCACCCTGATCAAGCTATTAACTATCCTTTTTTGGGATATGTAGCATGTGCTAATTATGAAATGGGAAATAGCGCCAGTCTTTCAAATCATAACTTTGAAGTGATTAGCACAATTACTCTGTCAGAGACTATTGACGATGCTAATCCAGCTGATGTGATTGAAGACTTTATTACGCACCCTAGACACGGCGCTGCACCTAATTTAAATATGGCAGATTTAGAAGAGTTCCGTACATATTGCCGTGCTGCAAATCTCTTAATTAGCCCAGCATTCACAGAACAACGCCCTGCATATGAAACAATTAATGAGATTGTCGAAGCCGTAAATTGTGCTGTGGTACCTAGTCCAGACGGTTTAAAGATCCGTTCATTTGGCGATTCTGCAATTACAGGAAACGGCGTTACTTTTACACCGGATCTCACACCGGTTTATCACTTAACTGATGATGATTTTATCGGTGATGTTGAGCCGGTGCGAGTACGCCGTAGCCGTGATACTGATGCTTATAATCATGTGCAAATTGAATACATCAATCGCTACAACCAGTACAACACAGAAACGACTGAGGCCAAGGACCAAGCAAACATTGAAATGTTCGGCTTACGTACTGAGGATCCAGTAGAAAGCCATTACTTTTGTGAGCCCAAAATAGCCCGTCATGCGGCGCAGCTTCGCTTACAACGATTGCTTTATGTGCGTAATGAATATGAGTTTACCTTAGGGTGGAAGTACTGCCGGTTAGAACCAATGGATATTGTTACCATTACAGATGAAGCATTGGGCCTAAATCAATTTCCCGTACGCATCACACGGATTGAAGAAGACGAGTTCGGTGAATTAACTATCACGGCTGAAGAACTTGCCATAGGTTCAAGGTCTGCCATTGAATACGATTCGCAAGCATCGAATGGCTATCAAGGCGGTAATGAAGAACCTGGTAATGTGAATGCTCCAGCTATATTTGAACCTCCACTAGATCTTACAGATGGCAAGAATCATGTATGGGTTGCTGTGTCTGGTGGCATCAATTGGGGCGGCTGCAACGTTTGGGCCAGTCTGGACAATACGACTTATGAAATGATCGGGACTATTTACGGATCGGCTCGATACGGCCAATTGGTTACGGCTATCGATGCAGATGATACAGCTTTGCAAGTTGAGCTAAATACAGCAAGTCGTATCTTCAGCGGCACATTAGAAGATGCTCAAGCTGACCAAACTCTTTGTAAAGTCGGTGATGAGTATTTTAATTATCAAGTGGCCACTTTAAATGGAACAGGCCTTTATACCTTAAGTGATGTTCTACGTGGACGTTTTGACGATGCTCAGATTCATAATGCTGGTGAGCCTTTTGTTCGTCTTGATAGGGCTATCTTTGAATATCCATACAATCAGAATCTTGTGGGTAAACAGATTTTCTTAAAGTTCACTAGCTTTAATGGATTGGAGCGAAAAGAACAAACATTAGATGAGGTAACAGCATATAGCTATACATTGTATGGTGGACGTCCTGCGGGTGTTAAAGGTTTGTCACTTCAATCGCCGTTTGTGGGTACCACGTTCAAAATTCAGTGGCAAAGCTCAATCGGTGCAGATGGTTATCGGGTACAAGTCTGGTCGAATGGTGCAATGATTCGGCAAGTTGATACAACAAATACGGATTACAGTTATTCGATAGAAGAAGCTAAAACTGATGGTATAGGCCGAGCTTATACAATTCGTGTAGCCAGTAAGAACGGTGACCAGATCAGCACCTATGCTGAATTAAGTATTAGCAATCCGGTACCGCCAGTGCTCCTAAATGTTTATACAGTTGCTACGGTTGATTCTATTACTGTGAATTGGGTGCCGAGCGAAGTACCAGACCTTAAAGACTATGCAGTGTGGCTAAGTCTTACTCCTAATTTTGATCCTACACAAATGTCGCCTACATGGACCGGCATAGATTTAACAATTACTTTTGGAGGCTTACAACCTACAACCCCATATTACATTCGTGTTGCTGTACGCGATGTATGGGAAAGTACAGTCTGGAACTACACAAATCAGATTACTCAAAGTACTTCTGAAGGTTAATTAAAATTACTGAACATCCAAATTGGGTGTTCAGTAATTTTTTAGGAGGCAAAAGCGACTTAATTTTTTTGAACTAAAATTCTTTTATTTTTACTAACATCGTGACACCACTCACTTACACCTTTAGAGCCATCTAAAGTTGCTTCAGTAAATTTAATATTAAATTTGGTATTTGACCAATTACTAAAACACGTATTTGAGTTGGAGTTATTTTTATAGGCTAATTTATTGAAGTTAATTTGTCCTGCTTGAGTGCTATCAATACCATTTACAATTGATCCAAAAGTAGAGCGGTTATCTTTATGATTAATAACAGAAATACTTACAGGGTTTTTAGGGTTCTTATAAAATTTCAGCGTTATTTGTATTCCGGCACCTTTGTTATTTTCTGTAGTAATGTTTTTAAAAGTTAAGTTTTCTAAATGGGACTTATTGTTATTTGGCTCAATAGCAATACCGCTTGCAGGCCCGGTACCAGAGGTATTTTTAATTGTTAGGTTGTTTGCATTCAAATTTTTAGCTGTAATTACGGAGACGCCTTGTCTTCTATTATCATTCATGATGATATTTGATAAGACAATATCAGAGTTCGAAAAATTGTTGTTGTTCCCTAAATAGATTGCATCCCCCCACATTTTTGAAATTTTCATATTCGAAATCGTAATATTTTGAGAATCACGGATGTCAATGCCCATTCCCCATTCGCCATATTTATTTAAATGCGAATATTTATCACCGATAAGTTCGCCTCCAGTGATTGTTACGTTTTTTACATTAGAGATATCAAATACTTTATAGGCTCCGCTTTTATTTGGAATGACATTCAATCTCGTATTTTCTGACATAGTTATAACAGAACCGTTTTGAGGCTTGATTGATTTAAGAGCATCAACTTTGTAGTCACCAGGAGGAATTGTTACATTCTTATTATTTTTAAGTGCTGTATTAAGCTCATCCGTAATGTCTGAATTTAACTCAAAATTTTGTGCATAAGTGGACATAGAACAAAATATCGATGTCACAAGAATTAGATAGTTAAGATTCATGTCAGCAATCTATCAATATAAGGGGATTACATCTTTACAAATATATTGTGAAGATTCTATTTGAAAATTGTTTTAGCTCAACCAAAAGTTATCAGCCCTAGCTTGGAATAAGTTAGGGCTTTTTTTATCTAAAATTTCTGGAGAAAAAAATGGAACCAGTTTCCACTAGCGGTTTAACAGCACTTTTAAAGTTTTATGGTGCAGCAATTATGGTGACTTTAGCAGTCGCTTTAGTTGCAGCAGTGGTATTAATGACACGTATGCCGCGCTCACCTCAAGAATGGGCCGTTGGGCTCATCTGTACAGTTGTATCAAGTTTGGCGGGTGGCTCATTCATTATCGTGAAGTGGGGGCTTCATGAATGGTTTACTGATGTGTGGGGAATGATTGCCTTAGGGGGCTTCTTCTTCATATGCGGTATTCCCGGCTGGGCTTTAGTTCGATGGATCTTTAACTTCATTGCCAAGCAAGAAGGTAAAACAATTGTTGAAGTGATCAAAGAGGTTAAAAAAGCCAAAGATGATATTCAAAATAGTTAACCGCCTTCGGGCATTATTATTCAATAGTTTACTTATATTTCTGTCATCTGTCGGAATTAATCAAATTATTTAAAGACTTGTTTATACTAAATGTTCAAAATAAAAATAGGATAATGCCGTGAAAAAGATAATTTTAGCAACAGTAATGGGTTTCAGTGGAGTAAGTAGTGCTTTTGCCGAGTGCTCCTATAGCTTTGATGCGACCTTACAAGACATAAAAGCCTTTGAAGTAGCAAACGGAGCAAACAGTGCTAATTATCGCTATGCAGAGCAAGTTGCTAATATAAATAATACGAATCAGTCTGGTTATGACGTTATAAATTATTATTCAAATAAAGATGTCGATAAGCTTTTAGCTTCTAAAAAATATATTCAGTTTAAAACTCAATATACTTCTAATACGCCAGACAATGTTGCCATAGTAGATAAACCTATTACTACTTCAGATATTTTTGCTCAGGAGTTCATTTTTGATGTGAATAATCTCAAGGTTAATCTTGGCAGTACTTCTCAGATGTATGAGTATGGTTTTGTTATTACTGGATCCTCACAATCTAAAGTGGAATTTACATTAAATTTAATGTTTGCAAAAGGTAATAACTATTCAGGTGTTATAAATGGAGACTCAATCGCTTCTTTAGGTGCTACATATAAATCAGATGGAAATGGTCATTTAACATACTTAAGTGCTAATAGAACCAGTAATCCAGTACAAGTTCCAGCTGATGGGAAGGTTAGAGTCGGAATTTATGTAAATCAAAATACTAAACAGATTGGATATATTGTTAATGGTGTAAATTACGGCTACTTAAATCTTACTATGGAAAATAAATTAAAATATATAAGCTTCATGGGAGCAATTAACCAAGACCACTTCGCTAACTCTGCTTTGACTGGTAAAACGGTTGGGCTCCAATTGGTTACAGATAAGTCCAAAATGCAGTTTACTTATCCAACTGGAGCTAAAGACATTTGCGGGGTAGCTTTGTAAAAAACTATATAAGTAACAAATTTCTTTCAACAGCCGCCTTCGGGCGGTTTTTTATTACATGGAAATCGGGCCGGAGGATACTCATAGCTAAGTTTTCTATGATCAAAAAGCAAAAACCCCAGTGTTGGAGCACTGAGGTTTTTTATCAACTTAACCAAAGCTAGATTAAGGAGAAGATATATCTATATGGAGCATTTTAAACCAATAGTGGAGCTTATAAAAGTGTCTATTGAAAAGTACGGCTTATGGCAAACAATAGTTGCATTTATTCTATTGTTTTCCATACCAATCTTAATGTGGAAGTTGGATGTAATTATTGCTTCTATAAAAGCATGAACCAACTTGAAAAAACTGCGCCACCTACGGGTGGCTTTTTTACGTCTATAGGAAAGTGAAATGAATATTGAACAATATCTTGAAGAACTCATTAAACGTGAAGGTGGGTATGTAAATAATCCAGCGGATCGAGGAGGCGCAACAAAGTACGGTATTACTGAAGCAGTTGCTCGAGCAAACGGATTTAAAGGCAGTATGAAAGACTTACCTCTTGAAACTGCTAAGGCAATTTATAAAAAACAGTACTGGACGGCTCCGAGTTTTGACCAAGTGAATACAGTCAGCTCAGCAGTGGCCGAAGAGCTGTTAGATACCGGTGTTAACTGTGGTACTGGCTTTGCAAAACCACTTTTACAGCGTGCTTTGAATCTATTAAATAACAATGGTAAAGCAGGGTGGCCAGATTTATCAGTAGATGGGATTTATGGTCCAGCGACATTAAATGCACTTAAGACTTATCTGGCCAAGCGCGGTAAAGAAGGAGAGAAAGTATTGGTGCGAGTTCTTAATATCATGCAAGGCCAACGCTACATAGAAATCTGTGAACGTAATCCAAGTCAGGAACAATTTTTCTATGGCTGGATTGCTAATCGAATTTCATGATGAAACTTTTATTGTGGTTTGCAGTCTAATAAAAAGATGCAAACCACAGAACATTAATAAAAGCTTGAATAATTGGTATTACTATTAAATATCCATGATAAAGATTAAATAAAAATTTAATTCATTATTTGATACTTTTTAAATGATTGTTTAAGTTTTCAATTAAATTTTCAAAAGATGTATCATAATTGGAAAATTCATCTAATATAGAGTGGTCTGTACTAATATCAATATCAATTTTCTCTTTAAAATATTTAGGGTAAGTTTCTACAAAAGGAAATTCTGGGGCTTGGTATCCTTTACAAACGTTAAAAATATTAATATAGTTTAACGAATGCTTCGCTAGGGTTTCATGTGCTTGTAAATAATTAGTAATTAAATTATCTAAATTATTACTTTCGGAAACAGTAGATATTACTGTTTTTCCTAAATAATTAATTTTTTTACGCATAGTTTCATCATAATGAACTTGATCTAATTTCTTTGCTCTTGTAATTTTTCTTAGTTCAGAATTTACTGCTTCATTTAATATATCAATCTCTGGCTTAAAATTAAAATGTAAATCTTCAATTATACTGATCAATCTAATTATAATTTCTTTCTCAAGATTCTTTCTATACTCAAGCCTCCAATCATTAAATAAATAAACGGCAATGAATGCAGCAAAAAAAGTTCCACAAGCTCCCAATATTGAACCAAATGCCGATATGAAATCAGCAGAAGTACTATAGACATTTTTTAGAGTACAATATGTAAGTAATGCTAACGCATAAGCAACTACAGCACATAGTAGAATTGATAATAATGTCTCATTTTTAGTTTTCATTAATTACTCACACTAACTTGAAAAGGATTTTACTATTAACTAGGAGTTGATTATTTTTTTTGTTTTAAAAATAATCATCATTACTTAACTATATAACTTAATGTTCGAGATGTAAGAAGAATATTTTATATTAAGCTGTTTATTAAGTTTATTAAGTTATTTTAAAAAATTATATAAGGATTTCTACTCGGATCAAATTGTATAAAATTTTATTTGCCATATTATCAGGTACTAAAGGATTAATTAAGCCTCCAAAGTCAAATAGAACAGGTTGAGAGTTTTTCGAAACAGATATAGGAATTAAATTTTTATAGTCGTAAAGTATTCTGTTATTATTTTCACCAGTACTACACAAAACAAATGCTACTTTTCCTAATTGTAAATAAAATTTAAAACGTAAGGGACTTCCTGAATTAGAGTAACTTAATGACTTATTTAATTGGTACATGCTAAAAATTTGTGATCTCCAGTGGTCTAGATGAGATATACAAAAAAATTCTTCTGCGAGTAAATCAGTTGCATATAAATCTATATTTTCAGGAAAATATCTTTTTATGAAAAAATCACGGTGTAAAAAAGTCTTATCTTCTGAAAAATTTTTAAGACTAGTTGCGATAAAATTGAGATATATTTTATAAATCAATATTTTTAAGTAAGTTATATTCTTTTCATTTAAATCATTGTAGGACAAGTTGTCATCTATGAAATGAGTCAAAAAATCTTTACACAAGTTATCTATGTCATGTAACCAACCATTATTACAACTTGAGCAAACTTTATAAGTTAGAGTATGTGGTACTGGTTTCGTTATTTTTACTTTATCTAGATTTTTTGAAAGAAAATTAAATTGTAACTGTTGTTTCTTAATTCCTAGTTTATTGATGATCCATTGTGGAATTACATGTTCATTCGTTTTGTTATAGCTGCTAATCTCTATCCCACAGTAAATACATTTCACATTTTTACTCCAATTTTTTTAATAAAATAAATTAATTCTTAACTATTAACAACTCATCCCATCTAAACGGATTCCTACTTAATTTATCTCGTGACATAGACCAGTTTCGATTGGGTATAAAACAAGGTCCGACACTAATTTTTTTCTTTCCAAATTTACTATGGATACCATCCATAGCTTTCATCAAACATTCCTTTTTCTCTATGTGTTCAAAGTCGGTTAAGAGGTCATAGGTATGGCCAGATTTGGGCTCAAGTCCTGTCAGCACTACGCCGCACTTCTTATATTTAATTCCTTCTTTGTATATATCGTTTAACATCCTTGTTGCTGCTTTGACAAAATCTACAGCGCAATCAGTCGGTTCAGAAAAAGATCCAGTAATTGACTTGTTATAAAAAGGGACATTTGGGTCGAAAGGGTTTGACTGTACAAAAGCAATCATACATCCGCACAAAAGCCCTTCATCACGTAGCCTTTTACACGCATCTTGGGCATACATCGAGATAGCTTCTTTTAAGGCGGTTAGCTCAGTTACGCGACCACCGAAGGACCTTGAAGCGACAATTTGTTTTTTTGATGGGGGAGTATGCTCGATCTCAATGCATGAGATACCTTGTAGTTCGTAGATCGTGCGAGCCATGACAATCGAGAATTTTTTCTGCATCTCTCGAGGTTCAGCACAAGCTAGATCAAGCACAGTATTAATTCCCATGCTTTGCAACTTTTTTGAATGCTTACGGCCGACTCCCCAAACTTCAGATACTTCAATTAATGAGAAATAATATTCTTTGTTGCACGGATCCATTGATACTAGATCGCACACACTGTTAAAACCGGGATTCTTTTTAGCAATATGATTTGCAATCTTTGATTCTGTTTTACTTCTGCCGATTCCGACACAGACTGGTAGGCCAAGCCATTTCCATATTTGCTGTCGCATTTGCTGACCAACCTTTTCTAAGTCAAAGTTCTTTTCATAAGCTGAGAAATCAACAAAGCACTCATCAATAGAATAAGGTTCAACTTCTTCTTCAGTAACGTATGAACCAAGAATCTTATGAAAACGTCTGGACATTTCTGCGTACATTGCATAGTTGCTTGAAAGTACGATTACGTTATGTTGCTGAACAATATCTTTGATCTGGAATAGGGGAACTCCCATTTTAACGCCTAACGCTTTTGATTCATTGCTGCGAGCAACAGCGCAACCATCATTATTAGATAGAACTATGACAGGTTTATCATTTAAACTTGGATCAAAGACTCTCTCACATGAGACATACATATTATTGACGTCTATGAGAAAAAAGACTTTATTCTCATGTTTCATGATCTTTTTCTTGTCATTTTAATAATATGAGTGACAACTCCCCAGATAATTAGTTCTTGTCCTTCTTGTAGATAGATATTTTTATATTCTGGATTTTCAGCCTTAAGCCATTGACCCTTTTCATCGATCATTAATCGCTTAACCGTAAAATCATTATCGATTAGAGCCACAACAATATCGCCATTTTTAGCATCTAAGCTGCGATCAACAATTAATTCATCATCAATTTCGATTCCTGCATTCAACATAGATAAAGATGCAACTTTGACAATGAATGTTGCAGTTTCATTTTTTATTAAGTGCTCGTTCATATCGAGAGCTCTGTCGATGTAATCTTGTGCTGGGCTGGGAAAACCTGCATTAATCTTTTCTAATGCGTAGGGGATAAGCATTTGTGTAGAACGCAAGACAAAATTAATAGATACAACATCAGATAAAACAACACCTTGTAAGTATGGTTTTATCTTAATAATGGACGGTACAATTTCGCTCATAGCATTCCCCTAACTTGATTTTGTTACATTATCAAGATGATATGCTAGAGCAAAGATGAAATTCAAATTTAAAAAGTTGTGGATAAATAAGGACAAGTCGTAACTTGTCGCTTTAAAAAGTGCATTTGATCGGAAAATAATCTAAAAACTAAAGCAATAAGTTTATAAGATATCTCAATTTTTTATTAATTAATGAAACCTCCTCATGGAATAAAACGGGATTTTCATTATGTTCTAAATTTTTCAATCTACCTTCAACTTCTATTAGATTATCTAGGATAAAAATAGTATCTTTTTCCTTTATATCAACTATATATGGCAATAAAAGAAGTTTGGGAGACTCATTACTATTAAAATTAAGAATTTGATCATTGATAATCGTAATTTTATTATTTATTTTATATTTTTGTTTTTCAATTTTTTCATTTCGAACCTGAATAGTATAATTCTTTAAAGTTGAAAGTAAAGATTCATCTTCTAATGGGTTAGAAAGAGTCTCTAATTTATTACTATGGGTTATGGCATATTCATTTAGTAAATTAACATTCTTTTCTAAAGAACTAATTTCTTTATTTAATGTAAAGTTGTCAGTTTTTAACGTAACTTGATCATTTAATGCAAGTTTCTGTTTAACATCTATATATGATTCATCTTTAACATCTACTTTTAAAAAGTTTTTTGAATTATCTAAAAATTTATATATACCAAAAATATTAAAATTTTTAATATCAGCCTCATTATATATTTCTTGTTTTAATTCATATCTTGCGCCAAGTGTTTTTTTACCTTCTGATTGGATGATATTCAACCAATCTTCTTTTGAATCATCACTTATAAAAATAATATTTTCAATATTACTATCTTTGGAGAAATCTATAAGTTGTTTAAATACAATTAAATCACCAAATTTAGACTTGTACTCCAACCCATTAAAGAAGAAAGTTTCTTCATCTTTATTGGCATCCTTATAGCCAGGAGGGATATTGTTTTGATATCTGGTTTCACCTTCTTTATAAAGTAAAGATAAATCGTCTTGTTTTGTAAAAATATTAACTCCAGTCTTAGGGCCAGAAAAAAACTTATCTAATTCATCTCGTATCTTGTCGTGAGAATTTACATGTAATTTCTCTTTCTCATGTTTATTTATTATTTTTTTTATTAGATTAATCTTGCTTTTTAAGTTGTTATTTATTTCTTTTAAATCTATCTCTATTTCTGAAATAGTAGCATTTAACTCAGAATCTAGATCAGGAAAATTTTTTGCAGTAGAGTATTCACTTTTAATACTAGTGAAAAGATTCTTTTTAAAATCAATCACTGAAGCTAAATCATCTACAGATTTATTAATCCCTTCAAAAAACTTTCTTCTCTTTATTATTACACTAATTCTATTTCGTTGATATTCAAGAGCAACATGGTAAGGAATCCAGATGCGATCTTCTATGCGTTTTAAAACAGCAAAAAAATCTTTTCTGGTCTGTTCATTAAATGAATAAAGATTTAATAGTACATTAGTATCAAAAACAAATCTTGTGTTAGGGCTTTCCCAGATATTTTTTATTCCATCCGAATTAGAATTATCATAAAAGCACGAAAATTGATCTTTCATTCTGTTTTTTAAAGTAGAAATACATAATCTAGAATAAAACTATATTAATTGAAAGTTTTTTTGAATTCAATGAATGGCTTTAATTTGGGTGGTTATAAAAAATAAGTAGAGTAATCAGAATTTTACTTATGGATTTTTACACAGTAATCCGCAGTAAATTCACCGATCCGCATTTCAAAGAAAAATTGATCAGCATCTTCTTTTTTACATTTCAACCAGTCTTCTCGATACTCTTCTGGAATAACGATAATTGACCTTTTCTCATCTTCTGGCTTGTGAAACTGTGACATAAAAGGGTGATTGTCTGCATTGATAGTGAGCATTGACATAGATCTTACATGCTGCCCATCGATCACAGTTGAATCGTAAATTGCAGCTACTGTAAAAGGTAGGCCATCTTCGCGGTATATTCCCCAGCGTTCCGCTTTGCCATTCACATATCGTGGTTCATAGATCTTTTCTACAGGTATTAAAGCAAACTGACTTTTAGCCCACGCGTGTCTAAAGCTCGGTTTTTTATCTACAGTCTCAGTTCTAGCGTTGTAAGTATATTTTGAAAATTTAAAATCATGTTGCCACGGTGGAATCATACCGAACTTTACTTGCCGCCATTCGATATGGCCATCTTTAGTAAATATAAGAGGGCAGTCATAACCCGGATAAACATCATCTTTATAGTCGAAGGTTGGTTCGAATAGATCTAAGAGGTGCACTCGTTCTTTTAAAATTGGTTCATAGTTTGCGCACATAACTTAATATTCTTAAGAATTTATACTAAATTTAAACCTTAAACTTTAGAAAAAATATATCGTATTAGTAATTCATTTTAACTAAGCAAATTATTCATTAACAAAAGAGGGCAATATGGAAGAACTATTTAAATATTTAAAAGGATTCTATGAAAAAAAATCTATTCCATTTTCTTGTCCAAATTGCAAAAAAAACTCACTTTTTCTAAAAGAGAATAGTTGGTTTGAACACGACAATTCAGAAAAATATTACAGTGAGGAGTGGTATGATGCGGAGTTTAATGGACAAATTATATATACAGCTATTTTTGAATGCGTTAATTCACAATGTTTAAGTAACGTTATTAGCTCTGGAATAGGAAAGGTTGAGTTTGTACAAGAACTTGATGAAGATGGATATCCAACTAGTTCTGGTAAATACATTACAAAATACATTCCTCAATATTTTAATCCTCCCGTTAATTTTTTTGATGTTCCTGAAAATATCCCAAATGAGGTAAATTGTGCTTTAATTTCGGCTTTTAAACTCCTTCCCCAATCTCCCAGTGCTGCAGCCAATAGAACGCGTTCTGCAGTTGAACGTATTCTGGATGATTTTGATATTGAGCCTCATAATAATCTTAATACAAGACTTGGAAAATATGTTCCGAACTCAGATAGATTAAAGAACTACACTGACAACTTTCATGCATTAAGGATACTGGGGAATAGTGGTAGTCATGAAGAGGATGCAATAAAATTAAAGGATATGAATGATGCTTTTGAAATTATACAAGATCTTTTAAAGCATCTTTATTCAGAAGAGAAGGCAACTTTGACACTAAAAATTCGGGCAATTAAAGATGCAAATAGACCTTTAAGTTATAAACAAAGAATGGAGCTAAATAAATTAATTGCTAGGATGGAAAAACAAAAAAGCTGAATCTAATGATCAAATTTAATTGCAAATAAATTCTACTTCTATTTAACATTATTATATTAAAAAGTTCAGAGGACTAAAGTTGAGTCCTCTGAATACTTAAGCTGCGCTCAGCATCTTAGCAATTTCAGATGCAGTAGGGTTGTAGTAAGTATTTACTAAAACACTAATCGTTTTATGGCCAGTAATTTTTGCTAGGATCTCTACTGGTAAACGGTAGTCATGAACAAAACGGGTAATAGCTTCATGGCGTGTGTCGTGGAACGTAATAACACCATCTAAGCCAACTCTGCGTAAGTTACGTTGCCATATTAATCGGAAGGCATTAGATGTGAGTGGAACCATGCGATTATCGTCAGAATCATCAGGTAACCAAGAAAGTAACTCTTTTGCCTTGGCAGTTAATGGGACATCTCGAGTAGTACCATTCTTAGTGTCTAACAGGCGAATGAAATCAGGAAAGATTAATGATTTCTCTACGCTAAGTATTTCACCTTTGCGCATTGCCGTTTCAAGTGCAAATAGAAATGACCAGCCCACTCGATGTCTTGGCTGAGTAGGTACTTTTCCCCATTTATAATCAAGCCCAGCTAAAACAGCATCTATATAGTTTTGGTAAATCCTTTGATTACGTGGAGGAGGGGCAGTAGGTTTTGAGATTTCTTTGAATGGATTTTCTTTCGTTAAGAATAGCTCTTTCCGAGCAAAGTCAAAAACTGAACTATACATGGCCATTTCTCGAATGACTGTTGCACCTTTAACTTGCTTTAAACGTTTGTCACGCCATTGTTTAACTAATGCTGGTGTTAGGTCGTGAATTGATTCATCTGCTAATTTCCCCCAATTTTTCTTTAGGCATTTAAGCATTTGAACAATTAAGCGGGCACTCTTCATTTTTCTGCCTTCTTCTTGATAGTACTGTTCAAAAAGGGCATAGAAGGAGATATGGATTTTTTCAGGCTCAGGGTTAGCCTGTTGAGATTGTAATTCTAATAATTTTTTTGCGGCCCATTGTTCACATTCACTCGCAGTATCTCGAGTAGCTGTGTAACGTTTTCCTAAGTAACGAACAGTGATGCGCCACGCGTCCCCGCGCTTAACCGGCTTTTGCATAATAACACTCCAAATTTCGTGGTGTCGCCGCGACACCAAAATTCGCGAATGCCTAAAAGACATCCACTTTTTTGGTGTCGCAACGGAAATATAAAGCGTTTTTTAATGCGAATTTTGACTATTTTGAGTAGTCAAAGCTGACCGATCGACAATAAAAAACAGGCCACATAACTCGTTAAAGTTATGCAGCCTATTGATTTTAATACATAAAATCTTGGAGCGGGAAACGAGACTCGAACTCGCGACCCCAACCTTGGCAAGGTTATGCTCTACCAACTGAGCTATTCCCGCAATGTGAGCACATTATAGAGTGTTTCACTAAAGTGTCAACACTCTTGTGATTTAATTGAACATTTAATCAGCACGACGCCAAACTGTACCTTGACGCGTATCTTCTAATACAACACCTTGGTCGAGCAAAGACTGACGAATACCGTCTGCTTTAGCAAAGTCTTTTGCTTTTTTCGCATCAACACGTTGTTGAATAAAATCTTCAATTTCAGCATCAGACAAAGCAAGAGCTTCTTGTCCAATATCTGATTTTAAGAAAGCATCTACATCGTGTTGAACCAAACCTAAAATGTTGGTGAGGTGACGTAACGTTGAATAAAGCACAGCAGCTTGGTCAGCTTGCTCTTCTTTTACAGCACGGTTTAACTCTTTGTTCAGTTCAAACAATACCGCCATTGCTTCGGCTGTGTTGAAGTCATCACACATTGCATTGTTAAAACGTTCAATAAAGCTTTGATCAAGCGTTTCAGTTGTCGTTTGACCGTAAACTTGTTGATAAGCTTTAAATGAATGATAGAAGCGAGTTAAAGAAGTTTTTGCTTCTTTCAATGCCACATCAGAGAAGTTCACAGGACTACGATAATGTGAAGACACAATAAAGTAACGAATCACTTCAGGGTGGAATTTTTCCATCACATCACGAATAGTAAAGAAGTTGCCTAAAGATTTAGACATCTTTTCACCATCAACATTAATGAAGCCAACATGCATCCAGTAGTTCACATATTGTTCACCAGTTGACGCTTCACTTTGCGCAATTTCATTTTCATGATGTGGGAACATTAAATCTGAACCACCACCATGAATATCAAAGTGGTTGCCTAGGCAGCAAGTCGACATTGCAGAACATTCAATGTGCCAACCCGGACGGCCATTACCCCAAGGAGATGCCCAAGATGGTTCATTTTCTTTGGCGTGTTTCCAAAGTACAAAGTCAAACGGATGTTTCTTTTCAACTTCTACGTCAACACGCTCACTTGCGCCTGCTTGCATATCATCAAGCTTACGGCCAGAGAGGCGACCATATTTTTCAAATTTGGTAACTTCAAAATAAACATCGCCGTTTGAAGCAGGGTAAGCAGAACCTTTATTTACCAGATTGCCAATCATATTTTGCATCTGATCAATATATTCGGTCGCTTTAGGTGCTTCATCGGGTGCAGCACAGCCTAAATTGGCTGCATCTTCGTTCATTGCATCAATGAAACGAGTAGTGAGCTGCTGAATGGTTTCACCATTTTCATTCGCACGTTTAATGATTTTGTCGTCAATGTCGGTAATGTTGCGAATATAGCGGACATTCCAGCCTTGACTACGCAAGAAACGGATAATGTAGTCAAATGCAACCATAACTCGAGCATGCCCGATATGACAGTAATCGTATACGGTCATACCGCAGACGTACATATCGATGTGACCTTCTTTGCGAGGTACAAATTCAACTTTTTTTCGTTGCTCAGAGTTATATAAAACAAACGGTTGCATAAGGGTTTTCAAACACTCTAAAAAAATCGTTATCCATCATAACGTATACACCATATTTCATAAAGTTATCAGTAAAAAAGATGCTGAGATAAGTATCGTTATTTGAAAAATGATTCGTTATAGGTGAAGATGCTGAAAGTTTTTAATGAATAAGAAAATTTATATGAATCATGCAAGTAACCCTTTTAAAAAAGCTGGTATTGCGCTCCTTACAATAGGTGTTCTAGATATTATTTTAATGATCTACTCGATAATAAGTAAGATTAGTTACTCATCATCATTTAATATATTTGCTGTAATTGTTGGAGTTCTCCTTCTAAAAGGTAGTATAAAGACTGCACGATTAACAAGATGGTTCAGTTTATTCTTCTCTATTATATTGGTGGGAGGAGCTATTGGGATAATATTGATCATGCCTTTCGATTTATTAAAAATACAAATTAAACTCAATATATTATCTGCGCTAATTACATTTTTTATTGTAGTGATATTTTTCTCATTATTTATATGGATCTATCGTCAACTTTCGACTCCAGAAGTGCTGAAATTATTTACTGAAGCAGGGTATGCAACTACAAAGAGTTCAGCTTATTTCTTTGGTTCTGTTTTTTTGATATTTATGCTGGGAATGCTTACTATTGTAGGCAAAGAGTCAGAACAGAAGGCTAAAGAATTAGCTCGGCAACAACTTGGTTCCAATTTTCAATATTACGTTTCGAGCATGTCTTTGTCAGGGAAATCGGGTCAGGCAAATGTTATTGCGTATACAGATAAAGAAATTCGGCATATTCAGATAGATTGGTAA